CCATTACTCAGGAGGATGTAGATAAAATTATAGGATATATACATTGTTTAAAAAAACAAATTAATTTCTATCCAGAAAAAGATATCGACAATGATTGTATATTGACAGAAATTGAAGAACACATAATCCAAGAGTAATATGAATAAAAAGATATCACAATTTGAACTAACAACTAAACTACAGGAGCAAGACCTCATTACCCTTGTACAAGATGGTAGTAATAAGAATATTACTAGTGGAAGTTTTACTACATCACTATCAGGTACGTTTGCTACTAATGAGAGAGTAGATGCTGTAGAAGAAGATGTTGAGATACTAGATACTAAAGTAAATGATAACTATAAAGATCTTAGTAATAAGATAGTAGAAGGAGATACTAGTGTAACTACTAATCTTAATAGTACTATCACTAGTTATTATGATGTATTGAATAATAAGATCATTACTTTAGATACTAAGCATGATACTGATATGTCAGGTATGAGTGGTACCATGCAAGAGTGGATAGATGATATTGACAATAGATCTACATTACAACAATTACAGGATGCTCTCAATAGACTCACAGTAGCTGAAAATACTATTACAGCATTATCTGAACTTATTGCAAATGGGGGTGGTAGTGGATCTGCTCCGGGTTATCATACCCAAAGTACTGCTACAATATTTCCTTTATCTGGTTATTATAAAGCGAATGATGCATCTCCGTTGGCTACATCTGATACATTAAATCAAGCATTGTCTAAACTTGAAAATCAAGTAGAAGCAGTGGCTAGTAGTTCTGGTTCTTTACCTGTAATCAAGTATGGAGAAAGTACACCTCCTGCAGATAACTTCTTATATACTTCTTTAAAGACTGCAGAAGATTATTTAAATAAGCATGGGGATACTGCGGATGGTAAAATAACAATGTTACAAGGTTTACAAGCAGGAAATACATTTCGTTCTGGTTGGGATGGAGTTGGAGCTAGTTTATATCCATTAGGCTCTAAATGGAATATGGAACTAGACAATCTGTTTGTTAGAGGTAATATGACAATAAACGAACTTACAGTAAATGAGATTAAGGCTGTGGGTGGTGATATTCTAGTTACTGTAGCAGATATGAAATGTATCGAAGTAGAAGAATTAGCAGATTCTTATAAATGCTACTTTGATGATCAAGAAGGTACTAAGTATAATCAATTTATAGTTAATGACTTAGCAATATGCCAAAAATTTGATGGTAAAAATGTTAAAAGATATTGGCGTAAAGTAAATGCTACTGGTAGTAATTATATTACGTTGTCTAAAGACGTATGCGAGCCAGGTAGTGGTAAACCAGAAGCAGATGATGAAATATTACAATTAGGCCATATGTACGAATCTGATCCAGACTACAATTTACAAATGGATGAGAGACGTAATGCAATTTTTATTAGTGCTAAAGGTGAGAATGCTCCTAGAATCTCTTACTATAAAAACATTGATACTTTCTCTCTAGCTGATGAGGATGGTGTAGTTCGTGAAAGAGTTGTAATTGGTGGTGATCAAACTAAATTTGTAGGTACAATTTATCAAACTTCTGACACAGGAATCGTTAGAGTACCTGTGTATAGAGGTAATTGGGTTTCTGGTAACACTTACTATTATTATGACCAAGTAAGTCATAAAGGTAGTTTATGGATTTGTATGGATCCTAATGGTACCAAAGATGAACCAAATGAGAATGATGATCAATGGCAGAAGCAAGTTTCAAAAGGTGAAGATGGTAAGTCAGGAGATGACAAAGCTAAATGGGTAGAAATTGTAGGTGATCGGTTATTTTTATTTGATACTCCCGATTTCTCAGGAACTCCTACTCCAAGAACTATTCATTTAACTGCAAATGTATATGGGATGGAAAATCCTACATACGAATGGAAAATGCTTAATGCAGAAGGAACCAAATTGTCTGCACAAAGTTCTATAGACTTTCCATATACAGCAATGCCGACAGATTCCCGTACATTAAGTATTCGTTGTACTGTTACAAATTCTGATGGTACTACTTACTATGATGATACTCAATTAGCTAAATTATCAAATGGTGCAGAAGGTCTCGATGCATATTATATTGATTTAAGTAATGGTACGGTTGCAGTACCATTCGATGCAGATGGAGTTACACCATTAGTAGATTTATCTACTATTACTACAGATGTTTATGCATATCATGGTATTAATCCAATTGCTATTAAAAGTATAACATATTCTACTACTTCTGGTGGAGCTACTGTAAGCATAACCGGTTCTAAGGTAACTCTTACTTCAATAAGTCAGAAACAGGCTAGTATAGACTTAAATGTAACATTAGAAGATGGAGTATCTATAGTTAAGACATGGTACGTTAATAAAGTAGCTAATGGTGAAAATGGTTTTAATGGGGAAGATGCAGCATATGTGTATATGTCCGGAGAACAATTCTTTCACTATAAAACAGGTAAAACCGTTCCCGAAAACACTACAATCACTCTTACTGCAGATTCATTTAATATAATTAATCCATCTTATAAATGGTATTGGGCGATAGCGGGCACATATGATTGGCAATTATTAGCTAATGAAACAAATAGTACATTAGTAGTTAGTTATAATGGTATCTATTTTACTAGCACAAAAAAAGATGAAATTAGTTTTAAATGTGTAGTATCAGGAGCAGGAGCAGAGTTTTCAGATTTCATGACTATTAATAATATTCGTGATGGTGAAAATGTATATAGAGGTATCCTTACAAATGAAAACACTGGCGTACCAGCAGATTCAGGTGGAGTAGTAACAGATTATTCTACAGCTACTACTACAGCTAGATTGAAATATGGTTCTCAAGATATTACTGATTTTAAACTTACTACTTCTTTACAAACTGGTACTGGTAGTGTAACTTATACCCAAAGTACACAAACAATTAAGTGTACATCATTGACTTCTGATTCTGCCATGTGGAGGGTAGATTTTATATCACCAGCAAGTGGTAACAAGGTAGTAGATAGTGTTGATTTTGTTGTCACTAAATCCAAGGCAGGAGTAAACGGTGACGTAGGTAATAGTCCTATACAAATATTCTGTAACACTTCAAATGCTAGTACTAAACCTAGTAGACCTACATTCACATATAGACCGTCTTCTGGTGGTGCAACATCTGGAGGTTATATATGGTATCCAGATCCAAAGTATCGTTCATCTCAAACTACTTGGATTAGTTCAGGTAATTATGATCCAAATGCTAAACAAATGGCTTATGATGAAAGTATAGGAGGATATTGGACTGATCCGTTACCACATTCTGGTAAAGATGGTGAGAAAGGTGATAAAGGAGACAAAGGTGAGAAAGGAAATACTGGAGCACCTGGTTCAGATGGATGGAATGGTCCATCTTTAAGTTATCGTGGAACATATAGTTCTAGTAAGTATTATGCATGGACAGTTAATCCTGATGTAAGAGATGTTGTCAAATATGGTAGCGTCTATTATATGGTTGCTAATGGAAGAAGAGGTTTATCATCTTTTAAGAATGTAACCCCAGGAAGTAACACATCATATTGGTCTTCATTTGGTTCGTCTTTTGAATCTATAGCTACTGGGCTACTATTTGCAGAAAAAGCTACTATTGCGGGCATGGATTTTTATAATAATTGTATTGCAGCTAGTAGTGGTAGATTCTTCCTAGATGGTAGATATGAATCTGATATAAATAACGGTTGGCCAATTATGTCGTTTGGTAATAATGCCGTAAAGGATGGAGTACCTAGTAGTAGTGCAGCATTAAAGATATATGGCGGTGGTACGTTAACAGTAGGAGATGGTACAGTAACTGCAAATGCTGGTATTACTGGAGCTGGTACGGGATCTGATCAAGTTAGATTTTGGGCAGGTAAACCATTTGATGATGGTACAGCACAAGGAAATAGATTCTGGGCTCCTTTTAGAGTGTATCAAGATGGTAGACTTGTTGCAAATAGTGCAACGATTACAGGTAATATTTCTGCATCTACCGCTAATTTTACAGGAAATGTATCAGTAGGTTCATTAAGTGGATGGAACATTCCGGGTGTTAAAACTATTTGTCATTACGGTAGTAATTTAAGAGGAACAATCTATTCTCAAGGAGGATGTCAAGTTAGTTCTATAAGTAGAACTGGAACTGGAGAATATACAGTATATCACAATATCGGTCATACGAATTATGTAGTATTGTGGCAAGGACAAGCACGAACTAATTCTCCTTATTCAGATTCTGCTGGATTTAGAGGAACTGTGGGAGTAACTTCTACATCTTCTAGTTCATTTAAAATAATTTGTGTGGATACAGATAATAATAGACATGACGTTGGTGATAAAGATGATGCAATTGATTTAGTAATTATCGGTTATGCTCAATAATATGGAAGAAAAAATATATTTACTTTGTTCAGGTGGAATGATAGAAGCTCCAGAGGATTGGTACAAAGGATTAAAAGAAAGTGAATTTGTAGATTCTTACGAAGGATTACTTCAAGGAGGTTACATGCACCCATCTAGTGAACAAATAGAATTTAATTTAGCCAATCCTAATCTAGATTTATATAATGCTTTTTATATGATTCCTAAAGACACAACTATAGTTAATGAAGAAATAAGAAAGCGTAGAGAGAATTTATATAACACTAGTACAGATAGATTGTATATGGCTTATGTAAAGTACAGAGAATTTGGAGAGGAAGAGAAAGCTGCAGCAGCATATCAAGAATGGAGAGAAGCAGTAGAAAAAATAAAACAAGATAATCCATACTCATTATAATATGATTAAGAATAATGTATATTATGAATGGTTTGCAAGTATAACCGTACCCAATCCAGATCAGGTTGGGTACTGGGTTGACTTGGGAGCAGATTCAAAAGGTAGAATAATTAAAGTTTACAATCGTGATATAGAAAAATGGATTGTACTCTTTGATGTAAGTAAAGATGACTATGTACCACCATTTATTGGTCCTAATGGCAACTGGTGGGTAGACAATAGAGATACTGGAGTAAAAGCTACTGCAGAGACTCCGTATATAGGTGAGAATGATCATTGGTTTACTTATGATCCTATCAACAAAGTATATGTAGATACAGGTATAGAAGCTCGTGGTCTTAGTGCTTACGATATTGCAGTTAAATTAGGTTTCAAAGGTAGTGAACAAGATTGGATTGATAGTTTAAGCAAAGCATCTGAAGATGCTGCTGTTGCTGCACTAGAAGCAGCTAACAAAGCAAATGAAGCTGCAGATAAAGCTAACCAAGCTGTAGAAGAAATTGAAGGTATAGTTGACGATGCTATAGCTGCTACTGATAAAGCTGAAGAGATTGCTAGTAATCCACCAAAGATCGTAGATGGTGATTGGTGGATCTATGACTATGATACTAAACAATATGTTAATACTGGTATAGCTGCTATTGGTGATGCTTTCACTTACAAGAAGGAATATCCTTCAGTTGAAGCAATGGAAGCTGATTGGGGTACTGCAGATGTAAAGTTAGGTGAGTATGTACTTATTAATACTAATGATGTAGAAGATCCTGATGATGCTAAGGTTTACTTAAAGACTCAAGAAGGTTGGAAGTTTATTGTCGACTTATCTGGTATGCAAGGTATTCAAGGTTGGTCAGCATATGAAGTTGCAGTAAAACATGGTTTTGTAGGTACTGAAGAGGAATGGGTTCAATCATTAAAACAACCTGCATTAGATGCAGCAGCAGAAGCATTAGAAGCTAAAGCACAAGTAGAAGCTACTGAACAAGCTGTTAAGGAAGCAGAAGCATTACGTGTTACTGCGGAACAAGGTAGAGTTAATGCTGAGAATACCAGAGTAAGCAATGAGAATACACGTATCTCCAATGAAGATAGTAGGAAAGCAGAAGAGTCTAAAAGGGTAACTGCTGAGAATGAGCGTATTGCTGCAGAGAACTCTAGAAAGTCTGAAGAAGATATTCGCAAAACTAATGAAGCTAATCGTATATCTGCTGAAAGTGCTAGAGCTAGTGCAGAGACATTAAGAGCTTCTGCTGAAGCTGAACGTAACACAAATGAGCAGAAAAGAATTGAGGAAGAAACAAAAAGAATCAGTTCTGAAGAGGGGAGAGTTGCAGCTGAAGCTGAACGTGTAGATAATGAAGATGCTAGAATAGCAGCTGAAACAGCTCGTGATACAGCAGAACAGGAAAGGATAGCAAATGAAGCCACTAGACAGGCAAATGAAGCGATTAGAGAGACTCAAGAGGCTGCAAGGGAAAAGAATACAGCTGATGCTATAACTGCCGTAAATGAGGCTAAAACAGCTGCACAACAGGCTACTACAAATGCTACTACTGCTGCTAACAATGCCAACACTCAAGCAGCAAGGGCCAAAGAATATGCAGACAATCCACCCAAAGTAGGAGAGGATGGATATTGGTATCTTTGGGATGAAGTCAATGATGTGTATGTAAACACAGGTTGGCCATCTTCAGGTATTCTCTTGAAAGGTAGTCTTAATAGTCCAGAAGATTTAAATGACATTGTAGACCCACAGCTTAGTGATTCTTATATTGTTGGTACAGACTTATACTTTTGGAATGGTACAGAATGGGTTAACATGGGTAGATTCCAAGGGCCTCAAGGAGAACCCGGTAAAGATGCTGAACTTAGTAAAGCAGCTATTGAAGCTGTATTAGTAGGTGAAGTAACTACTCATACTCATGATACTAGGTACTATACTAAGGATCAAACTGATGCTAACATAAAAGTAGTAGCAGATGACCTTGCTAACAATTACTATAATAAATCCCAAGTAGATAGTAAATTTACTTCTGTATATATTTTCAAAGGATCTGTAGATACGATTGAAGATTTGCCTACTGAAGGTAATGTTATTGGTGATGTGTGGAATGTTCGTAAGAACGATACTAACTATGCATGGACAAGTGAAGGTTGGGATGCATTAGGTAGTACTGCTGAATTAGCATCATTGACAGCTAATGGTTTGATGTCCAAGGAAGACTTTGCAAAGTTACAAGGTATTGAAGCAGGTGCACAAGTTAATAAGATCGAGACTATTACTAAAAGAGTACTTTTGAATGCTGTAAATAAGAATGTAACTATACCAGAGGATATTAAGATCTCAGATACTGAACCTACTGAGGAAGAGATCATGTGGTTAGATCCTAGTGAAAACTATGATTTTACATTTGATGGTTATAGTCAAGCACAAGCAGATGCACGATTTGTACAGAAAGAAGAAGGTAAAGGTCTTTCAACAAATGATTATACGAATGCAGATAAAACTAAAGTAACAAACTTAACTGATTATGTTACTGGTGGTACTGGTGCTGTTACAGATGCTAATGCAGCTACTATTACTTTATCTAAGAAGAATCCAGTGAATGGTTCTGCAAGTACTGATACAGTAGTAATCAACAAAGCCACTACTACTACTGCGGGTGTAATGTCTGCTGCTGATAAGACTAAGCTTGATGGGTTGAGTAATTACGATGATTCTACAATTACTCAGGACATTACCAACATAAAAGCAAACAAACTTGAGACAATTGAAGTAACTGGTACAGGTAATGTAATTACTACAGTTACTAAGAATGGTACAAAAATAGCTTTTGCTAAAGGTATCACAGCAATGACACAAGATACTAGTGATGCTAGATATGTGAAAAAGACTGGTGATACTATGAGTGGCAGATTAAACATAAAAACGCCAGCAAGTACAGGCTTTACTTTACGTTTAGCTAAAGAAACTAGTGATACTCCAGAAAATGATGAAATATTTGTTCGTATGGATATTGATGATAACAATAAAGGTTCATTTGGTTATCACAATACTCACGGTACAAGTATGTACAATTATGGATCCTCTAGTAGATTTCACATTGCAAATGATGGAGAATTAAAATACTTAACAAATGATGTAGACGGAAAAGTATGGCATGCTGGTAATGATGGTTCAGGTAGTGGTTTGGATGCTGATTTGTTAGATGGATATCATATAAACAATATTCAATTAGGAGGCTGGTATAGGTTTAAGACTTATGAATATACAGATAATACAGTTTATTATAATTGGATAAAATTATTAGATTTATCGCAGGTTAATACAGTCGGATTTGTAGAGTTAGAAATTGATGTTCCTGGGGATAGTAATTATCCTACTCTAGAAAAATTATTTATAAAAATATCTAGATATGTATCTGACTCTATTAATAGCATAAACATTAGAGTAATAGGTATGTTAGATGGTGAGATTCCAGTCTTATTTAAGATAGACGAAAATAAAACAGTATGGCTGTGTATTATGGTTGCTTGGAATGGTACTAACACAAGAATTAGATTAATACATCAAGATTCAATAGATATTGATTTATCCTCATTAGCTACTCAAACTAATGAGCCTGAAGGAGGATCAGAGACGATTTGTGGAAAAGGAGGTATCAAATTAGATCTTAAAACCAACACATTCAAATATTATTATGACCCAAATTTTAATGAGGAAAACTTAGCATACTGGTATGAAAACAATGAAAATGCTTCATCTACTACATGTGCAACAGGTGGTAATAGAAATGTAATTGAATCATTAAGAAGTAAGTTTAAGAGATGTATTGCTAAACCCTATGGAGATGATGCTGCATTAATTAGTTATTGTAATGAAGAAAATAGTGCTAATTGGCCCGATGGTTCTGCTATTGATATTGACCTTTCTAGAAAAGGAAATAGAATGGTGTATTTCCCAAAATACTATCATAAAACTGTTGAAAGATCACCTGGCATTTGGAGAACTTATATTTCTGAACAACAAATTGATAGTGATTATATCGAAGAACCTGAAATGTTGTTAAGTACTTTTGAGGCTTATACTAATACTGATGGAACTTTAATGTCTGTATGGGGTGTAGCGTCTACTGCTTCACAAACAATGGCTACATTTATATCTCAAGCTAAGTCAAATGGTCCTTTATGGAGTATTGGAGATTATAGATCTCATGCTACTATAGCTAGAATGTTTTGTGCTTACTATAAGACCACTAACATCAGTACTTCTAATTCAGCAATACCCTGTTCTGGTGGAACCAAAAGATATAATTATGGAGTTACTGGAGCAACTATTACATTGGGTAATAGAGATGGTAAAAAGGCTACTACAAATGATACATCATACTATTCAACTAACTTCCTAGGACTTGAAGACTGCTATTACAGTAAGTGGGAGTTTGTACAAGGAATAAACATTTTAAAAGGTAAATACGTTGTATATGACGGAGGTTCATTCCCAGATAAGGATGTAGCAGAGCTTGAAGCAGCAGGTGCTACTAATATCAGAGTTGTAGGGTATGAACCTAATCCAGCTGCAACTGATGGATATAATGGATGGACTAAAGCCGTAGCTCAAGGTAAATATGGTGATGTAGTTCCTACAGCACATGGTGGATCTGAAACCACTTACTATTCCGACTATAGTTGGTTTAATCCAACAGGAAATAGAATCTTTCTACGGTCGGGTGATTCGGATTATGGTTCTCGGTGCGGGGTCTTCGTGGCTAATGCTAATGCTGCTTCCTCGACTTCATGGACGCATTTCGGTGCAAGATTAGCCTTTTATGGTAAGATCGTTGTAGTTGATTCAGATACATTTAAGAAAATGCAGGCATAGTCCTGAGTAATACAGATAATTAAATATTAATAACAAGGGCGGGATCTAAAAGAATTACTATGAGATGACTTTATAGTAAGACTGCTGTCACATTATTTCATACTTGAAAAAACAGTCAGGTAATTCAGATAATGGTTCTCAGTGCAGAGTCTTCATAGCTAATGCTAATAATGCATCCTCGAATTCATAGACGAATATCAGTGAAATTTTGGAACTAACAGATACTTTCAGATACTTACAAAAATGTTTGTTGAACTTAGATCAGCCTTACCTCTAGGTAAAAGATAACAGGTGCTTTGAAGAGACCCTAGTAGTATTGGGCGAACGGGTCTTACCACCAAAATAGCTTATGAAAAGAATAGGCAATTTATTTAATAGGATAATATCATATGAAAATCTGGTCCGGGCCGACAAAAAGGCAAGATTAGGTAAAACTAAAAGATACGGCGTTAAGAAATTTGACAGGAATCCATATGAAAATCTGGTCCGGTTACAAAAGGCATTAATAGAAGATACGTATCGTACTTCGGAATATTGCGTATACACAATCATCGCCGATCGTGGTAATAAAGAAAGAGAGATATATAGGCTACCGTATTATCCAGACAGAATAGTCCATCATGCTATAATGAATGTTATAGAACCTTACCTTGTTAGTAGATTTACTGCAGATATCTTTAACTGTTTAAAAGGAAGAGGTATCCATTATGGAGTAAAGAGATTGAAAAGAGATTTAAAAGCTGATAAAGAAGGCACAAAATATTGTTTAAAATTAGATATTAAAAAGTTCTTTTCTTCTATAGATCAAGATGTGTTATACTCACAGTTTGAAAAGGTATTTAAGGATAAGAAACTATTAAGATTATTACATCATGTAGTTTATTCTACACCAAAAGGTTTACCAATTGGAAATTATATATCTCAATTTGCAGCAAATTTGAATTTGGCTTGGTTCGATAGGTGGATTAAACAAGTATTAAAAATAAAATATTATTACAGATATTGTGATGATATTGTTATATTACACCCAGATAAAGATTACTTAAGATATTGCTTACAAGAGATTGAAAAATATCTAGCTGATAACTTGAAATTAAAAGTAAAACGTAATTGGCAGATATTTCCTGTAGAAGCAAGAGGTATAGATTTTATTGGTTATGTATTTTACCATGGTCATACTTTACTCAGGAAAGATATCAAAAAGAAGTTTATTCACAAATTAAGTTATAAAAGTAAGAATAAGAGGCTAGCAGCAATGGCAGCTTATTGGGGATGGTGTAAATATGGAAACTGTCATAATTTATGGTATCGCTTTACAAGATCTTATAATTTTAAAGATTATAGACAAAAATTATTAAGTGATGATGGAATTAAAGAAAGTACAGGGTGATAATATTCCTAAAGTAATAGAATACCTAGGAATGAATGAATGGGCTGTTAGATGGGATATTGAAGAAATTAATTCTGAAGATATACATGGTTATGCTTACTATGAATTAAAGTTTAATGAAGAACCAACTTATGAATCTTTCGTAAGTAAGATTATTAGAACTAAATATAGTGCAGATGAAGAAGCAGCATTAAAATCTAATATGGTTGAACAACTACTTAGTGGTAGTCAACCTATAACTAGATATGATGAATGGCAATCTTTTCAAACTCTTAGAACAGAAGCTAAATCGATTGGCAAACAAATATTTAATATTTAATTATGGTTATTAAAGTAAAATATAACGGGGAATGGGTTAAGATACCATATCTAAGTAGTGATCATGGTCAGGAACTGGTAGAAGAAGCCCCGAAAGATAATAAGCAGTATGCTAGACAAGATGGCACATGGACTGTAGTTAATATACCAGAAGTTGACTTTACTGAGGTATATGAAGCAATTGATACTAAAGTAGATAAAGTTGATGGTAAGGGGTTAAGCACTAATGATTATATTACTGCAGATAAAACTAAGGTTACAAATGTTAATGAAGTAATTGAAACTGCTGCTAGATCAGTTACAGCAACAGGTATTTCTATTACTCTGGATAAAAGGAACTTAGTAACCAATGCAGTAGAGAATATAGAATTAGATCTACCTGCATCTACTACTGCTTTAGCTGGTTTGATGTTACCTTCAGATAAGACAAAATTGAATGGCATTGCTGCTGGTGCCGAAGTAAATGTTAATGCTGATTGGAATGCTACTGAAGGAGATGCATTGATATTGAATAAACCAATATTGGCTACTGTAGCTACATCTGGTAGTTACAACGATCTTACTGGTAAACCTACCATACCTACCGTAGACGTTAACAAAAAATATGTAGATGATAAATTAGCTACTAAAGCTGATTTAGCGGATTGTACAGTGTTTGACATCTTCATGAAAGTGGCAAACGGCGATACTCCATCTATATCTCAAGAAGACTATAATACATTACTAGAGAAGGTTCCAAACGGTTTTGTTAATACACTCCCAATTAGAGATAATGGTGAGTATATATCAAGTCTTTTTGGCGGATATAACACCAATGGTGATAATTCTATTTGGTTTTATGCGCAACAAACTATGGGGGTTAATCATTGTTCTATACAAATGTGGATACGTCAGAATTTAGATGTGGAAACTCAGGTTAATAATGATTATTTAATTCCGGTAACTGATGGAATTTCTATACAGGCAAGTGTTACAGATAATTCTACTGATCCTAATGTTAAGGAAGTAATAATACATACTACAGGTGACGGATCAAAAGCTTTAATGAATGATGGCAAGTATCGTAAGCTTCCCGTGTACGGGAGGAACCTGTTGCTGGGATCGGGGAAGGAGGTGAGTAATTCCAAGTATGAGATGGCTGATTATTGGCTAACTGAACCGATATCTAAAGGAACACAAGTAACATTGACTATTTTTGGAGAATTGGGTGATGATAAGGAAATGTTCACTATATATAACTCTACTGGTGCAGTAGGTTCTATGGCTCAGTTCAGTAAGACTGACTTTGTAAATGGGAAGGCCAGTAAGACTTTTAAATGGATTACTAATATCGGAGATGCAGTAGCTGATAATACACATATGGTTGTATTTAGTTCTCCTAAAACTGGCACATCAACTTCCACCATCCATAAGATTAAACTTGAATATGGTGACATCTCGACCGAGTGGTCTCCAGCTTGGGAGGATATACCAGATCTAGAAGAAAGATACGCATATGGTGTTGAATGGGATACTGCATCATCTAGTCCTGATGGAGTTAGAGTAGGTAATATGCAATTACATAGAGAACTACCTATCCAGAGTAAGTTGAGAAGTGTTATATTGGATAATAATGGTGGAATAAAAAATTATCTAAATAATTCAAATTGGGGTAATGTAGATACAGAATATTTAACAGAGTCTATAATGACTGGAATACCTGAACATTGGTATAAATTTTACCAAGACGGAACCAAATTTAGAATGATGCTATCCGCTATGCCATTACCAGGATATAACCATATAGATCAATTTTATATAAGTTCATTTGAGTCTGGAATAGATAGAGGCTCCTCTACTTTGATTTCCTCTTATGGTGTTGGAAGTACAAATGTAAATAAAAGAGGAGGTGACAACACCTCCGAATGGGACGGAACCTACCGTTCCTTGCTAGGTTGTCCCGTCACCTACCTCACCCGAGACCAATTCCGGCAAGCCGCTAGGAAACGTGGGAGTGGCTGGGAGATGTACACCTATGGAGCACATAAAACCTTATTCTGGTTATTTGCAGTAGAATATGCTACATTAAATAGTCAAAAACCATTTAACGCTCAAAAAGATGCTAATGGATTTTCACAAGGTGGTCTTGGAGAGGGTGCATCACAAATGACAGATTGGATAAATTTCAATAATGCAAACCCCCTTATACCATGCGGCTATACCAACGAGTTCGGGAACGGCTCTGGAGAGAAGGCATATGTGGTGAAGAACGCTTCCGACGGTACTCATGCCACGTTGATGGCTAACAGGTATCGTGGCATAGAGAATCCGTTCGGTCATGTCTGGAAATACACTGACGGGGCTAATATACAGGTCACCACGGGTGATGCCGGATTGTCTATTCTATGGACCACCGATGACCCGTCGAATTTCAGCGACACCTCTTACACGGGCTATGACAAGAAAGGTAACATCTGCCGTACAAGCGGTTATGCTAAGAAGATGTTGCTTGGAGAAAATGGTGATATCATACCTACAGAAGTAGATGGTAGTTCTTCCACTTATTGGTGTGATTATTATCGTACTACTATAACAATTGACGGAATATTTGTAGTATTAGCCGGATCTTCTGCTAATGGCGCTTTAGGTAATGGTCTTGCAAGTATTTATGGTGGTTACACATCCAATTCTGCTAGAGATATAGGAACACGTCTTTGCTTTTTCCCTAAATATAAATCAACTGAAATAACTACAACTACAGAATAATATGAAAAGAGTATATAGTAATAAAATACCTAGTAAGATAGAAAAAGATAATAGTGGTTATTATTTGTATAGATGGAATATACAAGAAGAACAAAATACTGAATATAACGGTTATTCCTATTATGAAGTAACTGTATGGCCCACATTAACTGCTAATAAGATATTAGAAACATGTATTAATGAATTATGGGGTACAGATGTTGAAGCAAAGAAACTGAATGACTATAATGCTGCATTACTAGGGATACTAGATGAAAGTTATATAGATATTTACAAAGATTTCTTACAAAAGAGAAAAGAATTGAAGGAACAAGTAGATTCAGATTTCATTGCTTATGAACAAATGCAAAATGAATCAAATAGTGAACAAATAACCGCTATTACTTAGGGTAGTGTCAATTTATAAATAAAGAACTTTTAAACCTTATTGACGTTTACTAAATAAACTGTCAAAAGATATCAGAACGCTAGCTAATTTTGTATTGGTTAGCGTTTTGTTTTTCAATCACATCCTCTCAAATTATTGTAATGTTACAAAAACTAAATAATATTATATTAACAGCTCAAAGTGTAGCTACAGTGAATTACTTTAAAGAATTAGTTAATGATGGACCAATTAAATTTGCTGCCTGTTTACTTTCTGGTACAATGGGTTGGTTATCTACATTCTTTGCTCCAATATGGACAGTAATAATTGTAGTGTGTGTATTTATACTTATAGATGCAATTCTTGGCACCAGAGTATCAATTACTCGTGGCGGTAAGTTTGAATCTAGAAGATTGTGGTCTACTTTAAAGAAATTCGGAAACTGTGCAATGATAATTTCTTGTTGCCATCTCATGGACACAGAAATATTAAAATCAATAGACATGCATTTGGTAGAAGCGTTTTCAGGAATTGTCTGTGGAGTTGAATTATGGTCGATGATCGAAAACCTTCAAGCAATTGATCCTACTGGACCGTGGAAAATCTTTAGTAAATTCATACGTAGCAAAGGAGAAAAGTATTTAGACATTACAATAGAAAAAGATGATTTACCAAAAATAAAGAAATTAGTAAAGAAAATAAAATGATATTTTCCAAAGTAAAATTAGCAATTGCTGTTATTTTTAGTTTACTATTGTTTAATAATGTCAGACTTGCTAAGAAAGTAAATGACTTAGATAAACAAGTAGGGATTGCAATGAATAATGCTCAAGTATGGGAAAATATTGCAAATCAAAATAGAAATGAAGCAAGGTTATTGGAATTGACAGTAAATGATTTTAAAAATTCTAACGATAGTCTAATAAAGGTCGCCAGGGATCAACAAAAGAAGCTAAAGATCAAAGATAAGCAACTACGTCAAGTAGCATCCACTGAGACCGTAATTAGAGACACCACAGTAAGAATAATCCCTTCGAAAGAAAAGGATTTCTGTGTAGAGCTAAAACCAAATCAATTGACAACCATCACGGTGGCTAGAAAAGATAGCGTGTTCACACATACTATGGAAATACTAAATCATCAAGATTTATTTGTATATGAAGATAAAGTCTATAGAAGACGTTATAAGAATTGGTTTCAAAGATTAATTCACTTCGATTTTAAAAAAGATAAAATAAGTAAATATCAAATTATAAACTCTAATGATTTAATTCAAGTATTAGATACTAGAGTAATACATATATCAGAATAATTGCAATACATTTCAATTTAGTGTTAATCAATAAATAAATTGAAACTATGCATTTGAACAAAATATTAGAACAAATTAAACGCCATCAATCTCCTACAGAAGCTATAGATAAGTTGGCAACAGCTTTAGAAAAACATGAAGGCAGTCTGTTGGAAAAAGGTTTCACTATTTTGAAGTCAGAATTGGCTGCAAATATGTATGAAGCTATAAATGGCCCTCATTTTGATGAGGAACATGCTCATTACGCAGTAGAGGGTATGGAAAATGAGGATGGTACAAAAGGACCTCACTGGACGGTTGAAGAGACAACGTCCGTTGCCAATCAAATGGGCATAAACTTAAAATCAGAGAAACATAACAAGTGGGACTGGTTTTGTTGCTATGAATATGATATATTCAGACTTTTTATAAAGCAGTAGTAGCAATGACTGGTAGCGCAAATACCAAATATTTCGCAGAATTAGCTAAAGCTTGGCTTTGTGACAAAGACATTTCAGAAGGCAAGATGTGGCACTACTATGTGTACATTATGTGTGACGACGAAGAAAACGATTATAAAGCATACGAACGTATGCACAGAGATCGTGAAGAAGAATATGGTCGTTATGCAAGACGTTCTGGTAGAATGGAATATGCAAATAAAGAAAGCGAACGTTATTATCCTTACTCTAAATATTATGACGAGTATGAAAGACCTGGTCGTAATAGATATTATGAACTAGAGTGTGAATATGGGGATCGTGAAAAAGAAATGCGTGACCGTGATAAAGAATCCAGAGATAGACGTAACACATCTGTTAGATATTTCTAATTATCAAATTATATATAAATCAATTAAATTATAAATCATTATGTTAGAAAACGAAAGAATTATTGTACAAGACCGTGGTGGTATTGATGCTGGTATCGCTGCGTTAATGCAGAATGCTAATAAAGGTTTTGACCCCGCTGCTTTAATGGCCATGATGAACAATGGTAATGGCATGTTCGGTGGTAACGGTGGTTGGTGGTGGATCTTCATCATCGTGCTCTTCTGGATGTGGGGCGGATGGGGTGGAAATGGCTTCGGTCGTGGAAACCAAGCAGAAAACAAATTTCGGATTTCGCTCGTTTAGCTGCTATGGGTAATCAAAACAACAATACAGACTTATTGATGCAAGCAATCAATGGTAATAAAGATGCAATCAATACATTATCTACTAATCTGAACTGCGACGTTAAGTCAATTGACAACGCTTTGTGTTCTATCCAGAATGCAATTGGTAAAGTTGGCGGTGAAGTAGGTTTCTCTGCAGAAAGAGTAATTAATGCAGTTAACGCAGGTGACTGCAATGTTATCAAAAGCTATTAGTGACTGTTGCTGCACAACTCAACGTTCAATTGATTCAGTTAATTTGAATCTGACTCAGATGAATGCTGATAACAGATTGTCTATCTGTCAGCAAACTAATACTTTGCAGAACGCTATTACTTCAGGTTTCAATACCTTGTCTAGTGAAAATGCTACAAGATTCAACATTCTTGGTGCTAAGATAGATGCTCAGACTCAGATTATCAATGACAAGTTCTGTCAATTAGAGATGAGAGAAATGCGGAATAAGATCGACACGTTACGTGACGAGAAGAACGCATTGCAATCTTCTGCATTGCTACAACAACAGACTTCTAATATCGTTAGTCAAATTAGACCTTGTCCGGTTCCTGCTTACTTGACATGTAATCCTTATGGATGTAATGGTGGGTTAAAATGGATACGGTTATGGTTATCCTTACGGATACGGCGATAGCTGTTGCGCTTAATAAGAAAGGAGGTAATTATGTTTCCTTTCATGTTTAATCCATTTGGTAGAAAACAACACCGTAAAATATTTTAGATCTAGTAATACCTAAAGTAAAAACTATAGCACTAGGTGGGTCCACTGAAAATGTAGTATTAGGTATCTGTCCTAAAGTATGGTGTAGATTACCTAAAGAAGGTGTAATTGTTTTAGAGGTACGCCACACGGCAGAAGCATCGGGAGCTAGGCTACCTGTGTTTATTTCAGTTTCTGGTTCTGTAAGTACTGCTTCTAATACTCACAATATACCTTTAGTAAAATGCTTCAAGTGCACCAATTACTGGTTCACAAGTTAGTGCTGGGAACAGATACATTGCATATTTTAACAAATGTGACAATGTAATACAGTTGATGAGTTATACTCCTGCTGCTCCTACACCAGCTGCTTAATATATTAATCAAGATATATGGGCAGCTATGAGAGTTGCCCATATTCTTTAAACTTATAAAGATATGACATTCTCTCAGTTAACGTCGGGTACCAGAATACACGTACTCGAGATAACAGGTACTTTTAAAAAGAACACAACGTACAGTTTAGGAACGGTAGTCAGTGTATCAAAACCCTATGACGAACCAGTGCCACCGACACAATTTCCGATGCCTATGCAAAATAGACGTAAGCTCGTGGATCTAGTGATTTCGTGTGATGGTGAACAAAGAAAACTGTCAGTATCTGAAGATAAAACAATGATGACCGATTCATCCATCGGTCTTACTATAGCCACAGAAAAATCACAAATTGTTAACATGGTTAGACAGTCTCTTGATGATTGTAGAATTAAGAAAGAGAGCCTGAGTAAGATTGATGAGGAGATGAGGAGATGTGAAGACATCTTAAAAATACTTAATGTAAATTCGGACATAACAACCAATGTGACAAAAGATTTCAAAGAACTTGATGACTTAAAAGCTGAAGTGAAAGAGCTTAAACAACTTTTACAAAACGTATCTGCTGTTCGTCCGGAAGTAATAAAAAATACTCCACCTAATTCTACTGAAGACAAAAAAGTAGAACCAGAAGGAGAAATAAAAAAAGAAATCTAAAACACAAAGGTTGGCTATTTAGTCAACCTTTTTTATTTTAAACAATATGAGCACATTATACAATAACAAATACGATATCCTAGCTAGTACAATTCAACCCAACCCTGCTTCTGTTAAATATTGGGCAGATTTATCATCTAATGCAAATGGTGGAGATTTGAAATATTTTGACGGTACCAAGTGGGTTTTGGTAAATAACAAAGCTACTGAAGACATTAGTACTTTAAAACAAGATGTGGAAACTCTTAAAGAATCCAAAGTAGACAAAGTGGAAGGTAAGCAATTATCTACTGAAGATTATACAACAGCTGAAAAATCTAAACTTGCAGGTCTATCTAATTACAACGATAATGAAGTAAGAGAATTGATTTCAGCTTTAAATCTTAGATTGACTACTCTAGAAGGTGATTATGAAGCTTTGGAAGCAAGAGTTGCTGCATTAGAAACGCCAGCTGCATAAAATGGAATTAAAATTAAATAGAATCTTTCTAGGTAGTTCTGCAACCATTGGAGAATTGTATGTTGATGGGGAACACATAGCAGACACTCTTGAAGATAGAGTGAGACCAGAAGGAGAAAAAGTTTATGGTAAAACTGCAATATCCGAAGGTACTTATGAAGTTAAATTAACTTATTCACCAAGATTCAAGAAAATATTACCAGAAATACTTAACGTACCTAATTTTAGTGGGATTAGAATTCATACTGGTAATAGTTCTAAAGATACAGAAGGGTGTATACTTGTAGGTACTTGGGATGGTGAAAAAGAAGATTGGATAAGTGACTCTAGAATAGCATTTGAAAAACTTATGTCTTTACTTCAGAAAGCTGAGGATAAAAAAGAATCCATAACAATAACAATTAATAATTCGTGGAAATGACATTTAATTCACTAAACGCAATTATAGACGACATTTATAACATCTTAAGAGATAATAATGTATCAGAAAGTGAAAATCTAAGTCGTATACAAGTAGAGCAATGGATTCATCAATACAGAGCATACTTGATCAAACAAGATCTAGATAAAGGCAGAGACATAAATGAATCGTATGTTCAAACAATAGGACCATTACATATTTCTAAAGTACGTAATTGCCCTACAGATGGATACAATTATAAATCTGATGAAGAACTACCAAAGTTTATAGATTTACATTTTGGATCTGGATTGATTTGTGTAAAAGACTTAGATGGTAATTTGATTCAAGTTGGAACTGAAACCAAAGCAAAGTATCAAATTAATAGAAAATATACATGCAATGATTATATTGCATATCTTAAAGGAAATCATTTGTACATAATGGGACCAGAACATCTAGAGTATGTTAGAATAGATGGTATACTAGAGGACCCAACATCAATTGGTGAATGTTTTGATAGGGATGATACACCATATCCTGTTCCTGCAAATATGATACCTACGATTAAAGACATGATCTTTAGTAAGGAATTAAACTTGATGCTGCAAATGCCAAATGATACTACTAACAATAGTACAAATGATGTAAAAGTTCAATAATGGAGACAAAAGCTTATACAGGACACAATTTTTATGATTCATACTTAGAATATGTAGAAGATAATCCACTATATCAAGTTGAATACAGAGTGTTTAGAGATATAATAAATGATTACTTTAAATACCTTAGAGATGAATTAATAGAAAATGGAAAAGAGGTTAAATTACCATGTAGAATGGGGACCATTCAAATAGTAAAACACAAACCCAAAGAGTATACTGGAAAGAGTCTTCGAATTGATTATGCTGAGAGCAAGAAAGCCGGTAAAGTTATTTATCATTTAAATGAACATTCTAACTTCTATAAATATAGAATATATTGGAATAAACAAAATATGATAACTCCAAATAAAACTAAATATCAATTAGTAATGACAAGGGATAATAAAAGGCATCTTGCTCAGATTATCAAAAATCATATTAGAGATTATAGAGAATTATGATTACAAAATTAACTTCAATTAAAACGGTAATTGCTAAGATAATTGCTGATCTAGATTTGAAAGAAGACGACATCCGTATATCAGATGTACGAAGTTGGTGTGGAGAAGCAATTGAAAAGATTGGCGCTGTTACACAGTTTATTCCAAAAGTATCTGGTCAAGATGGTACTCCAATTACAAAATTGTGTGGACATCAAGCATCGTTACCATGTGATCTTCATCAATTACATCAAGTTGCATATTCTTTCAATTGTGATGGACCTTGGTTTCCTATGAGGAAAGCTACAGGTTCATTTGCTGTTTGGGGACATGACAAATGTTGTTGCAATTGTGGTTGTTATGATGAACTTGGCCACAAAAAGGAATGCCGTCATAATAATTGCTGTGAACATTGTGACCCAAATATGATTGTACAAGAGGATACAATGGTTAACTTGGTAGTGGATATGATTGGTAACATAGATAAAACAGAGGCTTTAGAATTACTAAATACCAATCAAAATCTACGTACAATTATTTCAAATCTTATAAACGAACGTACACATAACGATGGGTTCAATACAGCAAATCCTAGTGGTGGATTGCAATATAGTATCAAACCTGGATTTATAATGTGTAATGTTCCGTCAGGTTACTTAAAATTATCATACAGTGCGATACCTACCGATGAAGATGGATACGCTTTAATACCAGATTTAACTTCTTATACTGAGGCTATATACTGGTATGTTACAATGAAACTGAAGTATCCTGAGTATTTGAATGGTAAGTTAAATCGAGAAGTGTACTACGATATTAGAAGATCTTGGAATTTTTATAGAAACCAAGCATATGCTGAGGCATTGATGCCAAATGAAGATGGTATGGAGTCTATTAAAAATAATTGGAATAAAATCGTTCCAGAATTTAGAGATCACAATACTTTTTATTCACATACTGGGGAAAGACAAATAATTTATAACGCAAATGAACGCTACTAGACAAACAAATACATTTTCTGGGGGTCTTAGTATGGACGTAGATTATTCCGTATTGAAAGATAACCAGTATATATATGCAGAGAACATTCGTATACTAACGAATGAAGGATCTTCTTTTGCAGCAATGCAAAATATAGAAGGATTTTTAGCGTGTAGACTTTCTTCAAATTTGTCTGGTGAAACTATCATACATGTTACCACAGTAAGAGATTGGGCGATTGTCTTTACTAAGATTAATGGTACAAATAACAATAATGTATATAGAATTGATTTTTCTAGATCCCAAGAGGAACCAATTGTAACAAAAGTAGTAACTAATAGACCTTTAGATATAGAAGTATCATCTAGCAACGTAGCTGCAATTAGTAGTGTATGTAGATGGGAAGCAAGTAATAATGTAAAAGTATATTGGGCAGATGGTCATTCACAAATTAAAGTAATCAATGTGGATGATGATCACATATCTAGTAATTCATCTATTACTTCGGATACTATAGTAATGCTACCAAAGGCTACATTACCTCCATTTGAATTTAATGGATTTGGAACAGGTAGTTTAGAATCTGGAATGATACAGTACTGTTATCAATTGTTTAAAGTAAGAGGTACAGAGTCTGCAATATCTCCACTTACTCCTCTTTATCATTTGAGTGATAAAGACCAAAAAACTAATTACAATGCTGTAAGAGGAAGTTCTAAAGGACAAAATACTGGTAAGTCCATAAAGTTACAGGTAAGAAATAATAGCACTGGATTTGATAGAGTTAGAATAATCTCTTTATTTTATAAGGCAAAGAATGAAGTACCTGTAATATCTATAGTAGATGATATAGTTATTGGCACTGGTTCTGTAATAAACTATGAAGATAAAGGTGGTAGCTTAGTATCGGAATTAAGTATTGATGAATTTAATTCATTAGCTAATTATACATTTATACCTGAAGTAATAGAATCTAAAGATAATAGATTATTTGCTGCTAATCTTACTGAGGAAACATGGGATGTAGAATATGATGCTAGAGCATTTAGAGCTAATTCTTCTGGCAATGTATTATTGTTATCTAACTCTGGCTCTTCATTAAACTTTGCTTTATCTGCATTAACTACTACAAATATACCTAAAGATCATGATTGTATATGCCCATTTAATGTTGATGGTAGTGCTTATAAATACACTACTTCTCCAACAGGAGGATATATACAAGGTGGTAAAGGTAAGAATGTGTCTTATAGGTTTATTACTACAGACTTGTTAGAAGATGGATCTACTACATCAAGAGGAATGGTAAATGAAGAATTTACATTTAATGCCTCATCAAGATCTCTTACTAGTCTAGATATCAACTACGAGGGAAATGACAAATCAAATTCAATAAGTTTATCATCTGGTAATAAGATACCAAACTATTCTAATGCTGAAATAGAATCCAAAGTAAAAGGATATATGAGGGATGAAATCTATAGATTTGGTATTGTATTATACAATAAACAAGGTTTAGCATCCCCTGTACATTGGATAGGTGATATAAGAATGCCGTCTAATAAAGATACGGGTTATAAGTTCTTTACTTCTAATGAAGCTAGTGATTATGGATCTAATTTATCAGTTGTTACTAAACCACTTGGTATTGAATTTGAAGTAAAGAATTTACCTTCAGATGTAGTAAGATATGAAATAGTTAGATGTGAAAGAACACTGTCTGATAGAACCATATTAGCGCAAGGTGTAGTAAGTTGTATTACAAATTATGATAGAGATTCTAACATCTTAACACCTTTCCCATATCTAGCTTATTCAAACAAGCACGGTTACTATGCAAAGACTCACAACAATGGAGATTTCCAATACACCTTTAACTTGTCAGATACACAATCTAACAATTATTTCATGTTTGTATCTCCAGAAATAGCAGTCAACAGAGAAAATGCTGATGCATTAATTGATAAGTTTCAAACAGTTGAAAAGGTAGGATATATGACATCTCCTATTACTGCGGACGGTGATTGGGGAATTACAGAAACTGGAGCTACAAAAGTATTAGCAAATGCTAGATCTATAAAGTACGATGGTACTACGATAAAACCAACTAAAACATTAGGTAATCAACCTAGTAATGGCTATGTATCTGGTGGGTGTGTTGTAATAAATAATGATGATTTTTATGCAGCATTGTTAGCTAAATACTATGGACTATATGTTGAAAGTGGTGTACAATCAGCTGCAATAGAAAGTGCAAAATATGCTGGTCCTAGTAGTCCTTGGTTAACAAACGGTGATCAGCCTTGGTATAATGCTGAAGCAGTGACTATTGGTGACAAAGTTTATTATAACTGGGTGTGGGATAATATTAGAACTGCAGGAGATGGTGAAGTAGATAAGACTGATGCAAATAATGTTAGAAAATATGGTCCACATGGAATTTGTGCTATATTTAAAAGTGATAACATGATCTCTAACATATCTTTAGCATCAGGATCTTCAAGTGCTAGATATTTAAATGCAGTAGTATTATGCAACATGAAACAAAGTGTAAATGCTTATGGTGGCAATTCCTACTCTGCTGTACAGAATTCTGTGTATATTACTACAGGAGCTAGTGCTGAATCTAGTGTTTCCACAGTGTTGTGTTATGGTGGCGATACTTATCTAAACATATTTGATTATAATAACTGTATGTTTAGTTACAATACAGATGATTATTATAATAATAAATCAAATAGATTATTTTTAGGTGCGTTCATACCATGTGAATCAAGTATTAATTTAGCATTAACCCATGCTGATTCATCTATAAATAGAACTTATCAAGCTGGTGATGGATATGCTAATCATTTCGTAGAAGATGATATAGTTACTGTTGGTGATTTATATACTCAGAACACTCCATCATATGCATACAATGATGCTTACTCTGCTCAACCTAATGCAAAAAAGTTTGTAGCTAAATCTATTTATAATATAGATAATCTATTAACAGATACTCGTATCATATCTTCAGAACTGAAAACAAATAATGAAGTTACTGATTCGTGGACAAAATTTAAAGTAGCTAATTATCTTGATGTAGATACTAGATTTGGTCCAATTAATGATATGAAACTGTTTAAAAATAATTTAGTATTCTGGCAAACCGACGCTTTTGGCACAGTTGCAGTGAATGAACGTTCTATTATAACTGATAATAATCCAGGTGCTCTTACTCTAGGTGTTGGTGGTATACTAGACAGATATGACTACTTTACTACAATGAATGGTGAAAGTCCAAACCAGTTAAGAGCAAATACTCAATCAGATAGCACTGTGTACTGGTATGATAGTAAACGTAATGAGATATGTGGTTTTAATGGTCAGTTACAAACAGTATCTAAATTAAAAGGAGTTCAATCTTATTTGAATAAGAATAAAGACTTATTTAAAAAAGATCCTATTGCAGTTTATGATAAGAAATACAATGAAGTTCTGTTTACTCTAGGAGATAAAACATTAGCATTTAATGAACAATTAGGAGTATTTACTTCATTCTATAACTATAATCCAGACTATTATGCAGAGTTTAGTGATAAACTATATTTATTTAAATCATTGAAACTGTTTAAATATAATGGTGGTGAACAAGCTGATTTAGATTCTGACAAAGCGAAGGTATCTGAAATAGAATTTGTAGTTAACAAAGATTATCCACAAACCAAAACATTTGATAATGTTGAATATGGTGGTGATTTTACTACAGATACTAATTTTGATTTGATATTATTTACTACAAAAAGACAGACTAGTGAAACATTAACTAGTGAAGATATTGATTACAGGGAGGATACTTATAAATTTGCAATCCCTCGTAATTCTTTGAAGCTTAATGAAGTAGAACAACTGGCTAACAAATCATACAAAGATAGAATGAAGGGAAAATATCTCATCTGCAATTACAAGTATGATTGCAATGGTGGTAATAAATTTAAAGTGCCATACATTAGTACAGCTTATAGATACTCAATGATATAATATGAAAAAGAAAAATAACAAAAATACTATACCAGCATATGCGTTTGGCATGGATCAGTTGTCAAACTACCTTGGTGGAGCTAATGTATTTGGCTCTGCCATTTCTGGTTTATCAGAAGAAGGTTCAACAGGTGATATTGCAGGTAGTACTATTGGCAGTGCAGCTTCGTTAGCCGGTGCTGGTCTCACTGTAGGTGGTCCTATTGGTGCTGCTGTTGGTGGTGGATTAGGATTAGTGAGTGGACTTATTGGTTCAATTAAACGCAAGAAACAAATGCAAGCGTTAAGACGCAGAAAAGAAACTCTCAATAAAACTAAAATAGGTATGAATGCCGCAGCTGAAACTGAAGGAGAATATTGGGATGATAATGATCTTGCATATACATTCGAGAATGGTGGAATACTCCCAGACTTAGCTTACTTGGACAACAATGAAGTGGTTAGAGATGATTATGGAAATATTGTTCAAGTTCCAAATACTCAACCAGGCACAGATAATCATTTAGTTGATTCGTCTACTTTGGAATCTGTGTTATCTGACAAAATTAAAAGACCTGGTACAAAGAACACATTTGCTAAGGAAGGACAAATATTATCTAAGATGACGAAACCTAGCAAAGGCAAAGACAAGTTTGCTGAAAATACAAACAGATTAAATAAAATAAATGCTAATAAAGCTTACAATAAATTATTAGCAGAACAAGAAGCAGTTAAAGCTGCTAAAGGAGTTAAACCCAAAGTAAAAGGAATACCTGCATATGCAGATGGTAAGGGTAAAACTGTAGACGATGTTAGAAGTAAGATGAATGCAGATACATACGCTGCATATTCTGATTTCTTTGATGAACTCGGTACAGGATTAAATAAATTTGGTGAAGCATTGGGGTATTTTCCAAAACGCATATTTGGTCCTCTTATAAATAACAAGAACATAACTAAAGCTGTAGAATCTGCAAGAAATACAAAGCCTTCTGCCACTTCTATGGATTATACTGGTGACACCAACATTAGTAAAGTATTTAATAGAAGTACATCTATGAATCCTTTATCAATTGGTTCTCCTACTACTGGTGCTTGGTTTTCATATCCAACACAAACAGTAGATGCAATCACATATGCAAACGACGAGCCAATCTATGTTGACATACCTCTTCGACCGATTGAATCTGAACCAACTTTAACAAACACGTACACAAATGCATCGAATAAACAAGTTACAAAAACTCCTAGTACTACTGGTTCCGTAACCACCAAACAGACAACCAAACCCACTACTCAAAGATTATCTGAACCAACAATACCACTAGTAAATACTAGTATGACAATAGATTGGGATGATGTTGTTACTCCAGTAAATATACCAACGTCTGCAGATGAAGCTACTAAGAAACGTGCACTTGGTAAACCAAAAAGTGGTTATTCACCAGATTGGTTATCGTTGGCTCCTACGGTGTATAATACTTTACAATCATTAAGAGGACCAGAAGAAGAACCATTAGTATTAAACCCATATACTGGTGCGATTAGAAGCACAATGGCTAGACGTAGAATGAATATAGAACCTGCAAGATTAGCTAACAGTAGATCAAGGGCCATTTCAAATTATAACTTAGCAAATATTAATGCTAATACTGGTGCTAATTTAGCAGCAAGAACTCAAGCTGCTGTTGATGAGTATGCTTCTAATGCAAACATGTACGCTACTAAACAAAATGCTGACAATGCTTACTTAGGAGAATATGCAAACACTCTTAATAATTTAGGACAACAATTTGTACAAAGTGAAAATATGTACAACGATCTTAATGCTAGAAACAGAGCTGCTGCTAGAAACTTTGGAGCAACTGCAACTAGTCAACTTGGTAAATGGTCTCAAGTAAATAGACAAATGCAAAATCAATACAATAGGGATCAAATGACACTACCATTCTTAGCTGATTTCTTAAGTCAAGGATTTACTAAAGAACAAGTGGATAATTTATTAACAAGAACTAGAAATAGAGTTTAATATGGTAAATAGATATGATAATCCTGCACAAGCAGAGTTCATAAATACATACGTTCCAATTCCATTTGAACAATTGTATACACTTGGGAAGCAGGCAAAAGAAAACGTAGATCAAGCATTAAAAGATTATTCAACAGCTTTGGATAAATGGGCTGAATTTCAATCTCCATCCGCTGCTGACACAAAAGCATACTATGATGAAACTTATGGTAGAGCTTTGCCTGTGGCTGAAGAACTGTCTAAAAACTTAGACATGATAAAAACTGCAGAAGGTAGATCTAAGATATATTCAGCAATAAACAATGTAGACAGAGCTAAATTAAGTATGCTTCGTCAAAGTGCTGAAGGTTTAAAAGAAAGACAAAAAGTAAATCAACGCTTAATGCTAGAGGGAAAATACAATCCTTTATGGCATGACGTTGATTTCACTGGTTATAATACACTTACTTCAGGTATTTATAATGATGTATCTCCATTAGGTTATCAATCAATAAAAGATCTTACAGACAAATATGTAAATAATCTTAAAGATAGCTATTTGGGTAGATCCAATGGTTTTATTCATACTGGTGTAACTGGGGATCAAATTAAAAAAATATTGGATGAAAATAAAAGTGGTATACTATCTACTCCTGAGGCTCAAATGCATATGCAAGTGTACTTAAAACAGAACCCTGGAGCAACTGCTGAAGATGCTGCAAATGCTTTTATGGAAAGAGCATATATAGATAATCAAGAATACATTAGAAATAATATTACAGTAGACCCATATGAAATGCAAGCTTTGAAAGAACAACAAGCTTTAAGAGTTGCAGCTACACGAAAAGGAAAAAATGGTGAACAACCAACTGATTATCCAGATGCTTATACTAAATTGTATAATGACGCAGTAGTTCAAGAAAAGCGTCAAATGCAAAATAATCCAAATCTAACTAGAACAAGATCATTTATAGAAGGTCAAGCATCTATGATACAGACTTTGACAGACGCTGCTAATGCTCTAGAACTAGGTGCTATTACTCCAGAAGAATACAACACTATGTATAAGGCATACCAAGAATCTGCATCAAAGAACTACAGTAATGAAGCTATGGCAAATGCTTATGCAGAGGATGTTAGGGATATGTTTGCTAAACAATCTGATATATTCCCAGCTGTTGGAGTAAAACAAGAAAAGTTACCATTGTACTATGATACTGCGTCCAGGGTGTTGAACGAGCTTACTTATCCTACTTCAGGATTAGTTATGAACCGTTACAATAAAATAAAATCTTCTAAAGAAGTAGAAATCAATAGTGATGATGCTATAACTAATGGGTTTACTATTCCAGATACTAATGGATTAATATTGTCCACAGACTTTGTAAACAAAGTAATGAAGGTTCCTTCTATAAAATACACTGTTCAGGATAATTCAAGACTTAATAGAAACTTTGCAGAAGACCTAAAATCTGGAGTATTCCAAGATGTTATAAAGGTGCCTAGAAACAAAATAATGGTAGGTGAATCCAATGGCCAACCGCAATTATTTCAAAGGGTTAGTGTTAAGATACCTATTCAGTCTATAAGAAATGCTAACTATGATGTTGACAGTTTTAAAGAAATGGTTAATAAAACTATGGGTTTAACATCTGAAGTTGGTTTAAGTGTTAAGCCAATAAAAGGTGAAAGTGTGGAAGATGCGTGGGGTCACTCTGACACTAGAGGTGGTGCAGCTCTTACTGGAGAATACTTTACATTTGATGCAATGGAACCAATTGATCCACATGGTATGACAAGAATGACTTTTGATCAAGAAGTCAATAAAGAACATGGTGGGTCTAAACTACAAAATGATTTATATGATAGTTCATATAACGAATCATATTCTTTTGATATCGAACTTTATCAAACTATGCTTAATCTGTTACAATAATATATGGAAACATCTATATTAGACAAATACAATGCTGGTTTAACACCTTCTAAAACCAATGCTACTACTGCGGCTATACGACAAGTAAACGCCCAGCATTCCTCTTTAACAAAGATTAAAACGGGATATGATCGTGAATTGGAACAAACACCAATTGATGATTATGAAGAAATGTATCTATTGGACAAAGAAAATCCAGAGGAAACTCTTAAAGATAAGAGCTACTTAAAAGATGCATGGACTACTTTCATGAATAGTAGAGATCAAATTAATCTAATGTCGGAAAGAGCTAAACTAGCTAAAGATATAAACCCCGTATTAGATGATATTGATTATGAATTGAATTTTCTTAGTGATAAGCAAAAGCTTAAAAATCTTGAAAATACTATTCCTACTTTGGATAAGAATTCTGAAGAATACAAAAATGCAATATCTGAATACTTTCAACTCCAAAGAACATTAGCAGATAGACAAGAGCAATACGATAGCATCTTGTCTAAATATGGTGAAAAAAAAGGTGATAACATTGATGCGAGAATTGAATATCTAAGTAATTCTAGAAAATCGTGGGAAGAAGAAAGATCTAAAGTAAATGAAGAAATAAATAATATATATTCTGATTTACGAGAAAGATCTGAAAATTATACACCGTCTTCTGAATTTAGAATAAAGGAACAAAGAGCTCAAGATAAACCTTGGTATTCCCCAGATTATTTCTTATACGCTGGTCCAGGTTTAACAGGTTCTTCTATGGCAACTGTTGATGGTTATATTGCAGATGCTTTAGCTACCGGAGCTTTGTGGTTAGGTAGACACTATGCTACTACTGGAGCATTGAACGCTGTCCCTGGAATTGGTGCTGCATCTAATTTAATTGGGTGGGGTAGTGCAATTGCAGCTACTGCAGCTAGTGTTGCTGGTAATATATACAGTAGACATAGAGAATCTTTAGCTCAAGTATATGGTGCATATAGATCTAGAATTGAAGATAATCTAAAGGAACAAGGCATTGATATTAAACAATATGCTGAAATTGGTAGAAATCAGTTAAAACAACAAAACCCTAATGTAGATGTTTCTAAAATCTCTGATGATGAAATAATCGATAGAGTTATATCTGGAGAAATAAACATAGATGATGCAACTTTAGCCAATGCAAAAAGATCCCTGAAAAATGGATTAGAAAGAGTTTATGATAACAACATGGCATTATCTGCTATGGATGTTGCTCAATCTGCTTTAGTATTTGCACCTCTTGGCAAAGCTATGGGTAAAATAATAACAGCTCCAATTAAAACTGCTTTAAATCCATTATTAAAAACAGGTACAAAATTAACTGAAGCTGCAGCAAGTAAATACAATAAACTTATAGATGCTTATACTGGATTTAATGCTAGACTTGCATATAATTCTCCAGTAAAAAATGCTAGCTTACAAGCCGCCAAGGCACTCGGTAGATTAGGTTTCTCTGCTACTGGAGAAGCATTTGAAGAAGCTAATCAAGATGTGTTTGATTATGATTATATTTCAGGTAAGTATGATGGAAAGTCTAGCAGCATTTTTCAATCTTTGATGGGTTTAGCTGATGCAAATTATCGTACTGCAAAAATATTGTCTGGAATAGATACTGAATCTGAATTAGCAAATGATCCACAATTTTGGAATGATGTAAAAGGTGGTTTTGCATTAGGTTTATACATGGGTGGACCTACAATTGCTTATCATTCTGGGTTAAAGACTTACAAAGACATGACTGCCAACTCTTTTGTAAGAGACGTAGTTGCAGATCACATTGGTAAAAAAGATGCAATGATCAAAGCTATGTCCTACTCTGAGATGGCAAACAAAAAATTAAACTATCAACAAAATGTACTTGATGTACTTGAAAACTACAAGTACAATCTACCAGAAGGTATCACTGAACAAGATTTAAATGATGAGATAGCTACTGCAAATAATATCTTTAGTTTATCTAAATCTAAAGTAAATCAGAACATTGGTAAAACTATTGGTTACAATCCTGGGACTACTGAATATAATACTTTAATTGGGTTGCAACACTTGGCAACAATAGATGCACAAGAAGCACTTGACAATGCTAATCAGGCACAAGAAGCAGATAATAATTTCTATACTACTCTGGAAAATGATCAAATGTTAAACCATTATTCTCCAGAAGAAAAGCTTACTGCTGTAGCATTAACTAAATTAAATATTCAAAAGCAAGCGTTAGAACAATTAAAAACAGCACTTGAATCTAAACCAGAAGAAAATCAACAAAAATTTGGTATAACAAATGAATCAAATGCTGTTGGTAGATCTATATCAAAAGAGATACCTAAGATATTAAAAGATATAGATGTTAAATTAAATCAGTTGGCAGAAGGTACTAAATTTAGCCCAAACTTTGTAGCAACTCCTAATTTAGTTGGCAAAGGTGTTGATAGCTATGTTAACACAATGATTGCAAACCACGATCTTCTAATAGCAGAACACAAGATGAATGAAATCTTTGGTAATACTTTGGAAGATGGCAAACTCATAAATTTCAACAATGCTTCTGATGAATCAAAAAAACAAATAGGCAAAAAAATAAAAGAAAGAATTGATAAGTATATAAACAATTCAGATGAGTCATCAAAGATAGTAGAAGAAAATGCAAAAGATGTTGTTGAAACAGAAGCTGCAAAAGAAATGTCTAGAGAAGCAGTTAATCAAAGTGATAATCAACAACCTATTACTAACAACGAAACTCAAGTAGATAATCAAGTAGCTTCTAAAGTAGAACAAGAAAAGGTTGAATCTCCAAAGACTCCTATAATGGATGATAGGGCTACTCCTGACATTGATACTAAGATACCAGTAGCAGAGGTAGAGATAAAGAAAGATGAGGAGTTTCCTAATAAAGGTTTGGAAGAGTTAAGCAAAGAATTTGAAGAAACTTTAGCCAAAGTAAGAGAAAAAAAAGAACCGGAAACAGAAGATACTGAAAGCAAATCTAAATCTAAACCTCAACCAGTTGTTGAAACCCAAGAAGATGAAGAAGATGAAATAGAATTTGAACGAGCTGATGAAAAAGCTTTAATAGATTTTGCAAACTCTGAAGCTGTTTCTGATGAGGAAGATAAGAAAGTATCTGAAACATATAACAATTCTAATCCTGAAGTAACTGAAGAATCTCAAGTAAAATGGGCCCGTAAGAAGATTGCTACAGAATCCACAATGAATAGGAGAACAGATATGGACTCTGAGACTAGAGATTTGGATGAATCTTTAGAAATTGAAGAAATGGTACAAGATAAAGTATCTCATACACTGTTCTTTAATCCTGATGCTACAACGCCTATTTATCCTGGTACCAAGCCAGGCAAGGAATTAGCAGAGAGAATAAAAGATCCAAACTTTTTTAATGATAGTTTCTGTGAGTTTGTTATAAATAAAGATTATACAGAAAAGGGGCATAAACCATATAAAGAAAATGATCCTAGTACATATGATTCTGCATCTATAATAATGTTAATTCATCATGGCACTGGCGATTATGCAATGGCTTTGAAAACTCCTTCTGGAGCTAGAACTTTCTTAGCAGCAAAATTATCTAGCATACCTAAAGAAAGGCTTACAGAAGAGGATATTAATCTTATTAATAATGCTAATGATTTATCTATAGCAGATTTACGTAGATTTAGAAATGCAGTAATTTCTACAATAGAGTCTGCAACAAATGATGAAGCTGTAGTACCTAGCACAATAGTTAGAACCAAAGGAATACCTAATGTTGTTAGAAAAGATGGTAGAGCAGTGTTCAGACCAATTCATGAAGTAAAAGGGTTAGAAGTACCAACAGAAATTACTGACATTACTCCAGAAAAAGTAACATTTGGTATAAGTGATGGTATTGTAAAAGATTCTGATATAATAGGAGCCAATGGTGAGAAATTACCTGGTAAAGGAGGTAGTGGACAATTGTTTATTTACCCACCAAAATCCAATACTTTATCAGATCAAATGCTACCGTTACAATTAACTCTTCAAAGATTTGATAGAAAACAAGCTGAATTCTTAGCCAATTTGTTAATTAATTATGGTGCTAATCCTAATTCTGAATATGGAGATACAGGAATCATTGCTGGAGAATTAATTGATTTCATGGTTAGATTTGGAGATGCTACTAAAGTAACTACTGCAGATAAAACATTTGATTGGTTAAAAGAAAAGCAGTTATATATTGATGATAAAAGTAATTTGGTAATTGGTGAAAAAACATTCAATATTGGTAACTTATCTACTCAGGATAAAAAAGACATAGCTGAAGCATTAATGGGATTCCATTGGCGTGTAGCTAGAAAAAATTTCTTTAGACCAGTAAAAGAGGCATTACCTTCAATATATGATTATTTTAATCATAATTCTATTGACTCACTTGATATTATTCCAGGCGTATCCTTTACTAAGGATGACTTCATTTCTTCTACTCCAGTTTATACTATGGGAGTATTAGAAAAAGCTGGTGTAATAAGAAGTGATTTAGATGATCAACTGTTCAAAGATTCTTTCGCATATGCTGAAGATGTTCAAAAGATACCAAGAAAGATCAATAATCCTGAAGTAAAAGAAGCTGTTGAAAACAAAGCAGGTTCATTGCCAAATATTCCTAGTATTCCAGAACCACAGGCAAATGTTACTGAAGATGTTACAACATCTGAAATTACCACTCAAGATGATTCTTATATAGAGGAAATAACTAATGATGGAGAAATAGATCCTTTAAGCTTGGGTATTGATGAAGATTTTGATATACCTACTCGTAAAGTTACAGGTAACATATCAGAAGTAGTAACTCCAGAGGAAATTCAATGGTTTAGAAATAAATTAGGATTACCAGAAGATTCTTTACATATCGTTGAAGATGCTATTGCACTTGGTGGTAATGAATATGCTATGGGTCTTGTTAGAAAAGATTCTACCATACTGTGGAAAGGTGCAGAACGTGGTACATTGTATCATGAAGCATTCCATAGAGTATCGTTATTAACTATTTCTCCAAAGGAAAGAAAGAAAATTTATGAATTCTATAGAAATAGAACTGGTTTTGTTGGAAGTGATAAACAAGTAGAGGAAGCTTTAGCAGAAGACTTTAGGCAGTATATGCTGAATAAAGTAGATCCTGAATTAAATCTTCTTAAAAGAGCTTGGAAAGCTATTAAGAATTTCATAAGTAAATGGGTTTGGAGAACTGATACCAGCATTGATAATATTTTTAATAGAATCGCTTCTGGTTATTATAATAGATCTAAACAAAATTCAGCTGCTGTAAATGAATTTCTTGCTGCATATAAAGGTGCAGGTGCCCCATTTAAGGTAAGAGGTCATAAATTTAAAAACATTAATAACACACAATTTAAAGAAACTGTAAATTCACTTGTAGGTGCTTTATTTACATTAAATAATGTAAGATTGCGTGATGATTTACAGAATCTTAATTACGGAGTGTTGAAAGCTGCATTAAAACCAGAAATAACAGCAAAGTTAGTTGAAAAAGAAACTATTACTAAGGAGCAAGGGGAAGTTAGAAATGAAATATACAATACATTTGATACTGTATTTAAACCAGAAATTATAAATAAATTAAATGAGTATCAAATAAGAGCAGTGGATAAGCAGGAAAATATTGATGCAGAGATTGATGAGAAAGCAGTTGGTAATGATGTAGGTGATCAGATGGCTAACTACATTCAAGAACAATTGGCTGTTTCAGTTAAAGATAATGCTCTTGCATCTATAAAGATTTTCATTGCAACAATGCCTAGGACAGAATTTGTCATGAAACAAAAAACAAATCCTGATGGCACTGTGACTCAAGTACAAGGTGTTGCTGCAATAAAGAGTCCTGTTACAGGCTTACCTCTAATGGTTGACTTTGATAAATCTTGGAATACAATTATTAATGAAATTCACTCTGAAAATACATTCAAAGGAATGATGGACAAGAGTGCAAAACTTGCTAAAGTAACACCATTATTTAAAACTTTGTATAATGAGTTATACAAGATTACAAATGAATATGTACAAAAGAAAGGTATTCAAGAGGACGAAGTTCAAAAAATAGCAAGAGAGAATTTACAAACTCAGTTTAGAAACACATTCCGTAAAGCTAGACACAAGTTAGTTGGTATTTTATCAGAAAAAGTTGAAGATGAAAACGGTAATGAACAAACTAACTTGTATGTTAAAGATGAAAATGCAAATAAAGTATCTAAAAATATATTAGAGGGTTGGAATTACAATTTAATAACAAACAGTGGTGTATTAGATACTTCTGATAACTTATTTAAAGCAAAAGTTAGTGAGTCTGAAGAATTCGTAGCTAGAGAAATCAACAATGAATTCAATAAAATAATAAAGATTGTAGAAAAATACAAAACTACACCTAACAAGAAACTAGTAAATGGTCAAACTTATAAAGAGTATGTACCAGAGAAGTTAATTACTATTAAGAATAAGATAGTTGATTTACTTAATAAAGTTGGAGTAGAAATTGATTTAGAGTCACTAAATTCTTTCCTTACTAAGGAATATTATAATTCAGATTCTACTGAGTCATTAGTTTCAATGTTATCAGATAGATCCAATAAAGGTATATATTTCTTCTTTAATTCCAAAGTAAAGGATTTAGCAAAGATTCAAGAAAGTGGTGTAGTTCCTGGTCAATACAATAGAAGTATTACAAAGTATTATGCTGATTCTAAATTCTTAGGAAGACTCGCTGAGACATATGCAATGTTGCATCCTTCTTCTGATGAATTATCAGTATTATCTACTGATGGTAAATTGTTGTATCCTATATCAGAACACAATTATTTGTCTGACATGGTTCAAAGATTGGATAATGACCCAGCAACAGTAGAAGCACTTACCAAAGTATTATACAATACTGGTAATAATACCAATCCTAATTACTTCAAGGGTTCTGTATTGTTAACAAATTTATATAATAATGCAGATGCTAAAGGTAAAATAGGATTTGAAACTCTTGTTTATTTTAAAGAACAAGGTAGTGCAGATAAAGGACGTAAGTACACAGAAATATCCCCTCTTGAAGACTATATTGCTAAGATGACATTCACTAGAGCAGGTAGAATTATCTTACCTACTATGGGTGATTCTCAAACATATAATACATTATATGGTACTGCAATAAACAACTTTAAAAATCCATTTGACGTAAGTAATGGTGAAATAAAATTCGATGCTCAAATTCTTAAAAGATTTATTAATTACTTTGAAACTGAATTAGATACCATTGAATTTAATTACAAGAATGAAAATAATTTAACTGAGGAACAAAAAGTAAAGAACTATGATACAGGAAATAGAAATGGTTATAGATTCAGATACTTCAATGGATTCTTTAAATTGAAAGAAAGACCTACGTTAAATGGTATTGAATTTGAAAAAGATTTTTCGAACTTTAACGAAGCATTAGACCTAGCAGAAGATCTTGGTGGTAATGAATATGGAACTTCTATTATTTCTCAAATAAGAAATAATTGGAATAAGTTCAGTAATGCTGAAAAAGCAAATCTAATGAATAACTACCTGTGGGATGCATTTAAAGATGAGTTAAATTATGCACAAGAATTAGGTATAATTAAATGGGATGGTAATAAAATAGCTAGTGTAACGAGTTTAGCATTACCACAGAAGGCATTAGAAGAAGCATCATCACATTATAAAAAATCTGCAACAGTTTCTAATTATAGCGAAAATCTTGGTGCTGCTGAAATGATTGGTAATTATTTTGCCAATACCATTTCTTCAGTAATTGAATTTGAGAAACTTTTTATAAAAGACCCAGCCTACTACAAAAATCCTGTAGATAAAATTAAACGTTTACGTGAGGTATTATCCACTGGTGTTACTCCAAGAATAGACTACGAAGAAGGAAATCCAATGGCAGATCTCACTGAAGTGAACGTAGGTACACTATCAGATAATGTTATCGTAAGTAGACAAGCTGATCGAATTGCAGAGTATGCTAAAAGATCTGCGGCTATACGATTACTTCAGGAAATGCATGACATGACATTAGATGAAGCAATTAGAACTTATGATAGTTCTGAAGCTTTACCCAATGATGTAGAAGATGCAGCTAATCTTATAGTAAGAGATAAATTTGATGGCTATCTTAACCCTAAAGGCAAAGTAAATCAAACTGATGCTACAGTATTAATATCCCCAGAGTTTTACAAAGAATTAGTACGTAGAGTAGATGGCTGGACACCACAAGTAGCAAAAGCATTTGATTTACTTAATGATCCAAATGCAGATCTCGAAGCAGATATGGATACATATGCCGAAGCATTAGCTGTTACATTGAAGCCTTTGAAATTCATGTATTTTGGTGATCACTACGATGTAGGTGCTAAAAGGGATATACCAGTGTTTGATAAGATGGCAATGTTCCCTGTACATCGTATCTTCTCTACTGGGGACATGGGTAAAGTATTGGAAGTTATGCAATCACGTAATATCCATATGCTTGCTTTTGATTCCGCAGTAAAAGTAGGACAAAGGGCTAAAGAGGTTAAATCAAGAATCTATAAAGATAAGACTAATAAAGAAATAGACATGGACAGTTTGATGTCAATGCCTACTCACAAACAGTCTTTAACTAACTTTAGACGCCAGTTAATTACTGATCCTCACCATGCAGAAAGACAAATGTTTGTATCTCAAGCACAAAAAGCTGCCATGGGTAATATCAGAAGTGCATGGAAATATACTACACCAGATGGTAAAGTATACAATGGTGATGAGTTAATTAATAATTTTAACGGTGCTCATAATGCCATTACTGAAGCTGGTAGGAGAGAGATAGAAAGAGATTTCGGTATTACTCCAGATAAACCTCAAGTAAGTGTACAAAGATTTGCTGAAATTATGCAACGCAAAGCTTTAAGTTCAAACATGAATGACAATGTTATTAATGGTTTGGATGTTGAAAATGGTGAAACTGTTGCACCGATTTCTGGTTTATCTGATAACTCTTGGATAGAAAGTGGTCTTATATCAATGTTGAATAAGTCAATTGTTGATACTAACTTACCAGGTGGTATGTTTATTCAAATGTCTTCAATATTGTATAATAGAATTGCTGTAACTTCAGACGCACAAAATGAAAGAAAGCTAAGATTTGCAAACACTGATGGTACTATGGATTGTGTTATTTCAATTAACTTATTGAAACACATAATTCCTGATTACGATAAAAAGACTTTCAGTGAAGCTAAAAAGTGGTTGATAGATCATGATATTGTTGGTCCGAATTCTAAAGCTCTTGCAATGGGTTATCGTATCCCTGCTCAAGGTCAAGCATCAACTGCAGCTCTTAAAGTGGTAGATTTGTATCCTGAACAAATTGGTGATACTATTACATTACCTGATGAGTTCACATCTCTTACTGGTTCTGACTTTGATATTGATAAATTGTTCGTTGCTAGATATAACTATGATAAGAATGGTAATAGAATCAAATTTGAGACTAAGGAAGATTATACTAATAGACTTAGAGAAGCTGGTTTAGATGACGAAACCATAGTTCGTAAAGTTTATGAAAGATATAATGGTAAAACTGACTTTGAAGCAAATTCAAAAGAAGCAAATGAAAACATGCTTCTTGATATGTATATATCAGTTATTTCTAATCCATTAAACTTTGCAGAAGCCAGACAACCACTGGATACAGTAACAGATTACTTGAAGGATACAATTCTTAAAGAAGTAGATACAATAACCGGTCAAGGTAAACGTACAAGTAAATCTCAATTGTATTATGCTACTCCAACATTCCAAAGTAGAACTAAAGCGGAGTTGAATGGTGGTAAATTTGGTATTGGTCCATTTGCATTAGCAAATGCTCATCAAGTTCTTACTCAATTGGTTAAACTAAGATTTAAACCAAATAAAATTTTAAGAGACTATGGCATAAGCAATTTGTATGGTATCCAGAGTAATGATAGAAATAAGATTAATATCCTTGACTGGTTATCAGCATTAATCAATGCTCATGTGGACGTTGCAAAAGATCCATACATCATTCGATTGAATGTAAGGAAGTTAACATTTAATATGACTAACTTCTTGATAAGATCTGGTAAAGGTGAAAGTACATTCTATTTCTTACCTCAACAAATATTAAAAGACTTTGCAATAGAATACGATAAATACTCTGGCTTTTATAATGTAGATACACAAAATAAAAATCCTGAAAGTCTAGCATATAGAACCATCTGGAATACATATTTTGAGAAAGCAAAATCTTTATCTAAAGGTAAATATGATCAATTTTTAGACTTTTTAAATGATAAAGGTGTAGGTGCTAAACAAAGAGCAAAGATGTTCGATGTCAATTACTTAAAGAAGCAATTGAAAAAAGAAGAAACATTTGATTGGTACTACAATCAGTTGCTCATTATGAAGACTTATCAAGAACTTAATCCGTTCTCAAGATCTTTGTCTGAATTAACTACATTGTCTCAAATTGATACTAAGCGCTTTGGTAATAATTTTGGTTTACAAAGTGCATTCTTGGATAAGTGGAAACAATTCATGGTAGAACAGCAAGTGTTTGAAGATCCTATAAAAGTATTTTCAAATACATTCTTAGGTAAGAAAATGCAAGATGCATTGATATTCCCTAGAATTGCCTTCCAAAATACAATGATTAGACTTACTCCGGAATTTGAAAACTTAAGAACATTAATAGAGTTCTATACTAAAGGTTATGCAATTAGTGATGATACATATATCAACAATATTACCAGAAGTATGGAAGCTACATATAAAGCTGGTTTCTTTAACAAGTATTTAGCTGAAAATGGAATAAAGCTTAGTAGTTTGCTAGGTGGTCCAAATAGTATTTCTAAGAGATTAGATAAAATTAAATCTGATGTAAGAAGTGGTAAATATCCAGATTTATTAAGTAGTGATGGTTCATTTGAAAATGTACTTATTAATAACATCTTTAGTAGACCAAAGGAGGATACCACTGAATTAAATGGTCCTGATTTTATTGCTTACAAACCAAACAAGAGTGGTGACAATAACTTAGAAAATGAAATCATCAGAGCTTGGGAAGAATTGTGGGATAGCGATTATCAGGAAATAAGAGATTTTGCAAAAGATCTTGCATTGTATGCTTTCTATACTTCTGGGGATGCATTTGGTAAAAACAATATCTTTAGATATGTACCTAATTCAATTAGAGAAGAAATAGGTTATTTTGATTACATTAGAGATTTAGAACGAAATCCTGATGATGCGGTTAAAGATATTAAAGTATTCCAAGTAATAAAAGACTTGTGGTGGAATGACCACGTAGTTCCTACTATTGATTATTATGTATTAGATTCTAGTAGAGAAACCATTGAAGAAGAAGGTAGACCTGTGTATAGGGCGTTACCTCACGAAGATAGTGGTTTTACTGTAGTAAACAAGAGAGGAGCAGAAGTACAGATTCCTGGTATTATATATGACAAGAAATCTCAATCTATAATTTCATTCAATCAGAATGGTCAACCTATATTTCCACCATTTAAAAAAGTAAAATTAGATAGAAACAATGATCCTAGAACTACGTTCTTGTATGAGTACATAGGTATTAATGAAGATGATGCTCCAGTGTACAGATTGATTAACAAGAAAGGAATGAGTTATAGAGGAAACATATTGATTGAAAATGGTAGAAATAGATCTGTTCTTAAATACAACAATGTTGTACCAAATGGTTATGAGATTATGCCAGAAGAACCAATAACTTGGGTTACTGATCTTACTCCGGTAAAAGCTAGTTTACAAGCAAAGGCATTTAATCAAGCTGGTGAATTTAATACAGATATGCTTGCTAATATACAGCAAACAGTTAAAACTCAACAAGCAACTGAACCATTATCTTATCAAGAATGGGTTAAAGACTATCAAACTCAAGAAGGTGAAGCTGATGCAGAAGCAGCATATCAACAGTATTTGGATAACTTTGAGTATAGTAAATCACAAGGTACACATACAGTACCTACTACAAAGATAATTTCCGGTGGTCAAACTGGTATAGATCGTTTAGGTTTAGAAGTTGGTAAAGAACTTGGGCTAGAAACAGGTGGAACAACTACTCCAGGATATTATACTGAAAACGGTCGTGATGAATCTTTAAAAGATTTCGGAGTAACTGAAATATCTCCAGAATTACAAGCAGGTAGAAAAGGCAGAGAATTTTATTTACCTAGAACAGAACAAAATGTATTGAATTCTGATGGTACGGTGTACTTTAGTACAGACGAAGATAGTGCTGGTAGAATTGCTACACAAAGATTTGCTAAACAACACAATAAACCATTTTTATTAAATCCTACTAGTCAAGAATTAGCACAATGGTTGGTAGATAACAATATTGATACATTAAATGTAGCAGGTAATCGTGGTTCTAAAGTATCTCCGGAATTTGATTCTCAAGTAAGAGATACTATTAGAAATGCTTTTAGTTCTCCAATTCAACAAGATTTATTTGCATCTGAACAATCTTCAGAAACAATTAATATATATGCTGGTACTGGTGAAAATGCAGATTTAAGCAACTTTGCAGTTAGACCTTTTACTATATCTGGTGATAAATCAGAATCTTCTATACGTATTGGTGGTAATTTTCAAACAGTAGAAGGTGCATTTCAAGCTCAAAAATTAGTATTTTCTTCTATGTCAGATGATGAAAAAGAAGACATTAGAAAACAACTAGAAATTGCTTCAGGTAGTCAAGCAAGATCTATTGGTAGAAAAATTAAAGATTTAAATACAGTTTCTTGGGATAAAGCATCCAGTGATGTTATGAGAGATTTATTGTTAGAATCTTTCAGTCAAAATCCAGAAGCTTTAAATAGATTATTATCCACAGGTGATGTAACGCTTACTCATACTCAAGATAAAGGTAAATGGGGTACAGAATTCCCAAAAATTTTGATGGAAGTAAGAGAATTATTAAGGAACCGATCAAACATTGAACCAGCAATTACTGATACTACTAAGGAATTCTTAGATTATGCTAATCAATTTGGTTTTACTGATGAAGCTGCTTCACTTGCAAAAGACTTACCAAAAGCAGTTGAAGAAGCTAAGAAAGTAGAAGAAGAGTACGTATTTACATTTAATGATGGGTTTAAGATCAATTTACCATTCTCATTAAATGATCAACAGAAATCAGCTCTATATGAATTAGAGAAGTTTATTGAAGATGGTGGAACCGAAATTACTTTATCTGGTTATGCTGGTACAGGTAAATCTACTATCATTGGTATATTTAGTAAATGGTTGAATAATAGAATTGGTAGAGGTAACATTGTATATACTGCTCCTACTCACAGAGCAAATGTTATAACTAAACAAAATAATCCTAGTGCTAACGTGTATACACTTTCTGCTCTATTTGGGTTTACTCCAGATACAGATGAAGCAATGGAACGTGAATCATTGGATTTAAATGATTTGAAATTCAGAGCTAAAAATCAAATGAAATATGAACCAGGTCAATTAATTATTATTGATGAAGCTTCAATGGTACAAGATGGCTTGTATGAATACGTTCAAGAAATTATAGCCAAATATGATGGTAGTGTAATATATGTTGGAGATTCTGCACAATTGAGACCTGTAAAATCAGATCATATTTCTAAAGTATTTACATCTGATGGAGTACCTCAAATAACTTTAACCAAAGTAGAAAGAACGGGTGATAATCCTATTTTAAAAGAAGCCACCAGAATTAGGCAAGGTGAAGGATTAAGTTACCAAACTGATATAAATGATAAAGGTCAAGGGGTGTTGTATACTTCTAATGATACAGTTATAAATGAAAACTTAAAACAAATTATATCTTCTGAAGAGTTCAATGCTGATCCTTTACATTTTAGAGTTATTACTGCTACAAATGCTGCAGCAGCTACATATAATTCAAAGATTAGATCTTTAAGATATGGAAAATTTGCTAAGCCCTTTGTAAAAGGCGACATTCTAATGGGGTACTCAAACAAACTTAGAAAACCAGATGGGTCTTATAGATTAATAAATTCTATGGATTATATAGTACAGAATGTTAGAGATACTACTGTAAAATTTAGAACAGATAAAGGTACAATAGAATTTAAAGCGTTTAATCTATCAATTAGACCTGTTGGCGGTACTATCATGAACGATTTTCAACTTACTGTAATTGATAAAAATGAACCAGATTCTAAGATATTTGAAATAGTAGAATATAAAGATAGATTATTTAAAATGGCTAAAGAAGCCAAACAAAATGGACAAATATCTAGGTCTAGAGATTTAAATCAAATGGCATACAGTGTAGATAATGAATTGAATATTACCAAAAATTTAAAAGACAATCAAGGTAGATTAAAAATTAGGAAAGCAATTGATTATGGATATGCACAAACTGTTTGGAAATCGCAAGGTAGTACATACAGTAAAGTTTTAATACTCTCTAATGAAATTGATACGTTTGGTTATGGTAAAGATGCAATGCAATTAAGAAACGAGTTGAGATATGTAGCTGTGTCACGTGCTAAAAACTTTGTTATAATAAATTCAGAAGCTGAAAATAAAAAGAAAGTTTCTATGAGAAACGAAATAGCTGAAGAGGATTTGTTAGATGATATAGAATTTGAACCAGCTACAGAAGAACAAGCAATAAAAGCATCTTTACAGGATTCAATTGATGAGTTAACAGCAAATGGTAAACAACGTAGAAAAGAATGTGAATAATTATGCAGTGTTTAAATATTAAAAATAAAGAGGTTGCAGCTTTACTCAAGAAATATACAAAGATATTGGGTAATGAAAACGCTGCATATTATGTATTATCAGAAAACAATGGTTATGGTTTAGATAAGGCTCCCAATGGGGAGCCATCTAAGCTATTTTCAGATTTAGTTAATCATTTTAATGGTAATAAGAAAGAAGCTATACGAACAAAGTCATTAATATATTCTGCACAATTTAGACAGATAAGAAACATTGTATTAAATAATGATGGAGAAGTATCTATAGATGTGTTATTAAATAATTCAGATAAAATAAATAATCCATCATACGTTCCAAAAAAAATACATGAAACGTATAATAAACTTATTCAAGCCTTGACAAGGCGAATAAAAGACATTCAATATGCGAAATATAGTGACAGTAAGAAAGTAGATGAATTAAGAGCGTTAGAATTTAAATTAAACCAATTGGAAAACGATCAAGCTACTTTTGAATTTGTAGATTATATGGCAAGTGATGTAATATCTGCATTAAATGAAGTAAAGGCTTTACAAACCAAAGTAAATGAAAACCAAAAGTACAATAACCCGCTAGATATAACTTCTGCAGAATTAGATATGATAAAGAAAGGTTATATTGGTTTTTATGGTAACATTGCTACTAATATCCAGAACATGTTGGATGATGAATCTACGTTTGACTATTTAAATGATCCTCAATTAGTTGAGGATACAAAACAAAACTTAAAAAGGACTGTAGGTGACTACTATGAATTAGTAAGAAACTATAACAATTTAGCAGACATTGTTGCTAAAGATAATTTTATTAGAGAAGCAACTAAAGCCGGTTCATTTACTATAGATCATCTTAAAAAAATATTAGATGAAGGTGATGTAGATATAAATCTATGGGATCAGTGGGCAGGTAGTACACAATATTCTAATAGTGAGTTAGTACGTATAATTCTTAACAAGATAATTAGTGTTAAAAATAATGTCGCTGAAAAAGAATTGGAAGTAGGTAAAGAACTTGTAGAAATATTATCACATGTAAATAAGTCTAAGTTAGCTTACATGCATGAGAGAAATAGGGATGGACATAAAACTGGTTTCATGACAAGAGACTTAAACTATGGTCAACATTATCAAGATTACTTAGAGCATCAAAGAAAGTTAGCTGAAAAGTTAGGATTTGGAGATAAAGATATTGCTGAAGTACCAGGCTTATTGAATTCAGAACAACTAAAGAAATGGAATAAAGCAAATAACGATTGGGAAGCTAAGCACACAATTCGTAAGTTTACTCCAGAGTATTACGAACTAACTAACAGTCTTAGTGAAGAAGCAAGATCTCGTAGAGATTCCCTAAACATGGAAATAAACCTATTGTTGAGTACTACAGTTGATAAGAATGGGGACTACCATAGAGAGGATTTATCTGATGAAGATTATCTAAAATTACAAGAGTTAGAAACAAGACGTAGAAATTTAGCTAATCCATATTATCCAGATGGTTCAGTAAAAGTTGGATTAGATAAAGAAATAGCAATAGAAATGAGAGAGTATAATGAAAAATTAAGAGAGAAATTACATTATACTCCAAATATGGAAAAGTTTAATAAAGCTCTACAAAAGGCAAAGAAGAATTTAAGTCCAGAGAAATTTGCTAAGTGGGAACAACGCAATACAGTTGATCAAATAATTGAAGAATTCTGGGACGATATTAAAACTCTTTCATCAAACACAAATAAATCTGATGATCAAATACTATATGAAACGGCTAGAAAGAACATGTTAAGACTTTACACCAGAGAAGATGGTAAAGTAGATGTTGATAGCATGCCTGACCAAGTAAAGTCGTGGATTAATACTTATGATGAATTGATTTCTGAGGAAAGTTTGAAAACTCGTGATAAATCAAAGAAATCCAAAGTAATGGACATAGCTGAATGGGAAGTAAACCCTAGATTCTATGAAGAATTAGAAAGAGTTGAAAAATTAGGTCAAGCTGAATATAATGCGTGGGTTTCTATAAATGCTAGATATGACTATGAAGGAAATCTTGTACCAGCTTCTTTTTGGAAGAAATTAGTTCCGAAGAAAGAGTTAAGAGCCAAATACATGCGCAAAGTACCTAACAGATCCTGGTCTGAAATCGATAAAGAATCACCTTTCTACGATAAAAGATTTACTAAATATGCAGATCGTGGAGAAACAAGAATTCCAAATCCTGAATTGTATGACAACAGTGCAAATTATCGTAAAATAACTTCTGATGCAAATTTAAAGAAACTTTATGATAAACTTGTTGATGTAATGGAGTTATCAAACTCTAAAATTCAATTCTTAAAGTATGAAAATAAATATAGACTGCCACAAATAGAAGGTGGGGCATGGACACAAATCCGAAGTAAGGACAATATTTTAAAGGGGTTAGCGTATGCAATAGAAGATACTTACACTGTAAAGGATGATGATAATGCATATATGTTGGAAAATGCTAAACGATCAGATGGGTCACTTGTTAAACTTATACCTACTAGATACATTAAGATGTTATCCAATCCAAATGCTTTAACAAATGACATAGTAGGATCTGTGATATCTTACTATAAAATGGCAGAGAACTATGAACAAATGAGTGAAATTGCTCCAGAATTAGAAGTAGCTCTTGATTTTGTTAGTCGTACAGATTTTACCGATAAAAAAGGTGGTAGAATACAAGGTTTGGAAAGTAAGACATATGATAAATTAAAATCTGTACTAGATCAATTGGTATATGGTATGGAAAAGAATGCATTAGAATTAGATATTCCTTTACCAAAAGGCAAACATGTAACAGTAAGTATTGGTAAGTTAGCTGACAACTTAGCTGCATATACTAGAATACAAGGTATAGCACAAAACATGAATGTAATTCTTACAGGTCTCATTACAAATAAGATACAAAACAGGCTAGAAGCAATCTCTGGTATATACTTTGGAAATAAGGAACTTGCACAAGCAACAAAATTAATCATACCGTCATATGCAAATGCAATAAAGAACATAGGTCATTCAAACAACAAAGACAAGGTTTTATGTTATATGGAGTATTTAGGTGTAGTAAGAGAAAATGCTCAAACCTTTAGTAAACTTAATCAATCTAGATTTTTAAGAGCATTAAATCAACACTTCTGGTATTTTGGACATGAAATATCAGATTATGTAACAAAAGGTAAAATGGCATTGGCAATTGGTCTATACTATAAATATGATCCTGAATCTGGTAAATTCTTAAATAAGAACGAATTCCTAAGAAGATTTAAGAGTAAAAAGGAAGGCAATGCCAAATGGAATACTTTAAGTGTAACTTTTTATGATGCATTTGAAGTTAAAAACAACAAACTAGTAATAAAACCAGAGTATGCTAAATCTCTCGATGAAGCTACTATAAACAAAGTTAGAAATACGGCAAAACAAGTAGGTACCAGAATTGACACGCAATTAACAGACTTGGATAGAAGTAAATTACATGCAACTGTAATTGGACAATTATTACTTATCTTCCGTAACTTTATTTTGGTTAACTTACAAACTAAGTTCTTAACTAAACGTCAATTTAACTATTCTACAGGCATGTGGAGCGAAGCTCAAGTACCAGCTGCAGTTAAATATGTATATAGACATTACTTTAATCAGAATAAAATAGATCAATTAAAGGAACTATATCAAAATCATTATGATGAATTGGACGATTTCGAAAAAGGATGTCTTAAAAGAGTTACTTATGAAGTTTTATTTTCCACAGTAGGTTTTATGATCATTTCTTCTTTAGTAAGAGCGATGGCAGATGATGACAAACGTAATTGGTGGAAACAAGAAGCAGCGTATCTTACTCTAAGAGCTTCATTAGAGACACGTGGTAACATATTACCTATTGAAGTAATTAACTTACTTAATACTCCTACTGCTGCATGGTCTACTTTACAATATTGGGGTGACTTAATTACAATGATGTTGAATGATCCTACACAAGAGATAAAAAAAGGTCCATACAAAGGTATGAACCGATTCCAACGATCCTTAATTAAGGCTACTCCTTTAAGAAGTATATGGGAAGCACAAGATCCAAGATCAAAAATGGAGTATTATGATAACATGATTTCAATATTTAACTTTTAAAGCCACAAAAATTTTAACGGCCATTATAATAAAGCCCCTTCAGTTTTTACTGTTGGGGCTTTTCTGTATTTTTAAATCTTGTAGTGATATACTTTCACCTACCGGTTTTGTTACTTTTTTTTTTGCAAGAGGATTAAATAGGTATTCATGAACTTTACTATCAACACTAATATTCCAAAAATTTAATATTTGTAATTTAGCTTGATATCCTAAGCGTTCATATAAACCAAGATCTATTTTGTTTACTATGGAATGAATTGAATAAGCCTTATTAAAGGCAAATACTCTATAATTAATTCTATCTATTGTTAAAGTATAATCACAATAATATAGTCTATGTTTCTTTTAGTGCATTTGATAGATATTTCGATGTGGAGGCAGAAGTTTTAGTATTATGAAATACTAAAAAAATATGATTTGAAAGTAATGGGTTATTCATATCACTTGTGTACATATTTACAAACTCACTATTTTTCAAATCATATTTTGTAAAGGTATCATAAAATATTTGAGGAAGTGAAAATATACTATGTTTTGTATATTTATTAATAATCATAGTAGTTCTGCTCCATCTCCTTCATAATATTCTTTTATATGATCCCATAAGTCATTATCTTTGTGCCAAGCTATGCGTTTAATAGCATCTTCAATAACACACACTTTGGCTTCAATGTATTGATTTTCAATATTAAAAACCTTTACTTCATAACCGTCATGACTTTGAACAGCTATTATATATGTTTCTCGTGTATATTCTTCTAAATCTAGTTTTAATTCATTTTTAAAATACCAATAAATTGCAAACCAGTAATAAGCTAATTGTCTACAATAGTCAAATTCTTCTATAGAATGTCTGAAATTGTATACATCAGCTGTAGTTTTAATATCAACGAGTATTACTTTCTTATTTGTATGATCAATCATTACTCTATCGAGTAAAGATTTACAAGGGAAGTCTCCTAACTTAGAAGCATTTGGAAATTCCCAATTTATATGAAATTCATTATGAACTTCAAACGTTTTTGGATAAGCAAATAAAATCTCATTTGCTTTTTTATGCTCTTGCATATTTTGCTTTATGGTCTTTAGAAGAGCCAAATCAGCAAAAGAAATAACTTTCTTATTATCTTTGTTTCTAAAGTATTCAATGTAGTTTTTATATAATTCTACTAGTTCTCTTGCTTCTTGAATTCTTTTATCGATAGATTTATTATTACTATAAGCTGCATTATAACTCATTAATAATATATCTTCTTCAGTAGCAAAAGGATCGGTTAATCTTGCAGTAGAATAAAATTCTAGAAGATCTTTTTGTTGCTTTACTTTAGGTACTGCAAAGTCTAAAATAATATAATCATTCCAGAATTCTTCTGGTTGAAGAATATATTCATGAATCATAGTTCCTTTATCTAAGAAACTTGCTTTTAATCCTTCAATTTTTCCATCTAGCATATCCTTTAGATATCGGGGTCCCTTTTTTAGGAACCATCCGATATTTGAATTGGATATTCTAGACATATCCTCATAATAAGGTATACTTATATCCATAATTACTCTTCTAATTTACTTAAACGATCTGCTTCCATTAACTCATTAACGAATGCAATGTCATTAAGTTCATCTGCTTCAAAATAAATATCTTGTTCAGTTTGAGACATTATATCGTTATTCATATTTTGCTCGTCTAATTGTAAATTAACTAATTCGTAATTCTTCATAATCGTAAATTTTTAAGTTATAGTTCAAATGTTGTTGGCTTAAAATAAATCGAATAAGATTCATCAAGTATGCTTACGTTTGCTACACGTACATTAGTCCATTCTGTTTCCTCTTGAAATACATAATCATATACAGGACATGCTGTAATATTATGATTCCCAGTATGAACATGTCCACATAATGCATACTTTGGTTTCTTTCGTCTAATTTCATCAGTTAATGCTGCACAACAATATTGGATTTCAGTTCCATTATCGTGTGTAGTTCCTACTTCTGCAAGATTAGACGCTTCGTGAGTCATTAATATATCTAAATCTTTTGGTATTTTTTCGTATTTCTTAGCTAATTCAGCATGATTAGCCATAAACGCCCATGGTCCACATTGTTTACACCAAGGTGTTCCATAGATTTTATACCATTTATCATCAGTACTATTATATACTTTTTCCTCTCCATCAATCAATATAATTAATTTGTTAAATAGATAAGTATTTGATTGATTAATCATTTTCTCAAACCAAAAGTCATGATTACCTGGAGTAAGTATAACAGTAGGACAATCTATCTTCATTATCCATTCTTGAAATTCATTAAATATCCATTTTGTCATTTGAATATAGTCTCTTTGAATCTCTAATGGAGATATATCACCACATATCAATAGTAGATCACATGGTTCTATATCAATAAGATTACCATGTAAATCACTGATTGCTGTTACTTTCATTTTCTAATCCTAAAATAAAGTTATCATAAGTTGTTTTATATTCTTGTAACAGATCATAATATTTTGTAATATCCTGTTTCAATTCATGATATCTCTTAAATAGATTCTTATCATAATAAGTATAAAATAAACTTACTGTATAACTATTTTTACTTTTGGAGATATTATCATTATTAAAAAAGTTATCAAGTTCCATTTCTTTCTCTAAAATCTTATTTTCGAGTTCTGAAATAGCTAACTTATAATTACTCTTAAATAACTTAATTGTATTTTCAGATATGTTCTTCATTATCTTTATTTGGTTTTAGTTTTTGTACTTTATCTTCGTGCTCTTTTAGCATTTTATTACATTTATCTCTTAAATATTTTACAAAACATAGACATTCATTTCCTTCAAATTGTTTAAAGAACTGATCTGCTGCGTCTTTGTAAATTTTTGTACAATACGATTTCTCTCTATAACCTTCATTATCTAGTAATACTATATCTTCAAAGTCATCACTATCTTTTGAAAATATGTGAAGAAGAATTGCAGTTCTAGGAGATATTTGTATAAACTTTCTCTTATAGTTCTTGAATTCGTCTAATACATTCATCAGTTTCTTTATGATTGTGTACTACAAATAACTTATACTTCTCAGCTAATCCTTTATTTAAAAGATACCACATGAACCATTTCCATTTATATGGCCATACATCATTAGGTTTTCCTTTAGCTTCGATAATAAAATTATCTCCAACAAAGTCTGGAGTATAAGTCATCGCTCGGATCTTTTTACCACAAAAAGTAAATGCTGGTATTAATTCAAATTTAATAGGCTCATATTCTGCTTTGAGATTATGAGCCTTTAATTGTTTATAAACATATGTTTCAAGTTTACTTTTAAATTCAATACCATCATATATGTTTGGTGTGGCATTTTTAACTTTCTGATTTATCGTTTTCTTTCTTTTTGTTTTTCTTTGCTTCATAACGATCAATATATGTACAAAGTAAACTTCCACAAAGATTTCCAATAAAACTAATCAGAATTAATTGTAACCATGTTAAGTCTGGTGTACTATTTAACCATTCCATGTTTATTGTCTTTTTCTATTTTTATAAGATGATTTGCAAGTTTTTTCTAAAGATATTAGATCATAATTAGCTAGATTTTCCATCTATACCTACATCTACTCTTAATTCTTTTAGAATCTATATTTTATTTTTTATCTACTTTTTCCATGAC